TCGCAGACGAGGACCTCTCGGGGCGCTACGACTGGAGCCGCGGCGACTCGCCCGAGAAGCGCGCTGCGTCGATCCGCAAGGCGCGCCTCGTTACGCCGGCGCTCAAGATCGCAGACGGTTTTGCGGCGCGATGAAGCGGCCCTTCGCGAAAGCACGGAGGTGACTCATGGCCGACGACAAGCACCGTCATTACCACTTGTGGCCGGACTCCGATTGGGGATGCTGGCTTCTCCTGATCGTGTTACTGCTCTGCCTTTGGGACTGTATGTCTGGCTCAACGCCAGACAACCAGTCGCCGATCGCTCACGCCATCGCGGAGTGGATCCGATCTTGAGGGCGGGTCCCTTCCCGATCCGCTTTCACCAACGAGGAGACGACCATGACCGCAAACTACGGAAACGGCGACACGCAATACGCCAACGCTCTGAAATGCCTGGACCGCAACGGCGTCTACGGGACGTGCTCCGAGTGCCCTGCCGACGCAGACGGCTGGTCCCTGCCGGAGGAGTGCAGACACTTCGATCGGTACGATCACCAGCAGAAGGACCCGAAGAGGGAGCGCTTCCGCTCGTGAGACCGGAACCAACCAAACCACCAACGAGGAGACGACCATGGACGACTTCGATAAAAACTTCAGGGATATACTTTGGATGATCAAGGGCGCGTGGGAGGTCACGGCGGCCCCCGGCTGCCTCGGTCTTGTGGTCTTGGCCAGCGGTGTCGCCGCCGTTGCCCGCCCGGCCGGAGCATGGGCGCTATGAGCACCCTCGGATCCCCGGGGCACCAGGCATGCCTCGCGGAGATCGCAAGCCTCGCGGCGACGGCGGAGCAGAAGAAGGCGCTCGGCGAGCCCCTGGATGCACCAAAGGCCAAGCCCCGGTTGCGATCCGTCGCGCTGGGCAGGCTTCGCCGAATCGTCCAGGATTGGGGCGCGGAGGAGACGGCGGCGATGCTCGCAACGCTCAGGCAGGGGCCGACCGGCGGCAGCGTCGGTGCCAAGGTCGGCCGGATGGACCCGCCCGCGGCGCAGGGTCCCGTCCTGACCATCCGCCGAGACCAGGAAGACCCGGCGAGCCTCGGGGCGATCGCGGAGCGGAAAAAGGCGCTCGCCGACAGGAACCCGATTGCCGTCATCCCGGCCAACGCGACACCCGAAGAGGAGGACGAGGCCCACCGTATCGCGGCAGAAAACCGCAGGTATCTACGGCGGGAAGCGACCGCGGACCGCTCCGATCCGCCCCAGATGGACATCCTCGACCGTGACCCGGTGACGCTCTCACCAGAACCCGGTCCCGGCCGTGTCCCGGTCCTGAAGGACGGAGGGGCTCTCTACGCCACGCGGGGACAGGCCCTGGACCGGGCGCTGGCGGCCGGCTGGGAATTGGCGCCGGGCGCGACCCGCGAGGGCGACGGCGAGCTCGTCGAGGGCGCGCTCCGGAGCGCCATCATTCTGTGGGTCCCGCGCGACGAGAAGCTCCTGGCAGCAGTCCAAGTGGCGTTTGATCTCAGTGGTTTCGATGAGGAGACGGCCCGCGACCTCTGCGCGCGCTTCCGCGTCGACCCGGAGACGGGCAAAGGGGTGAGCTGATGAGCGCCGATGCGTGGGACCCGTGCCCCAGATGCACGAAGCGGAGAGAAAACAAAGCCCTTGCGGCGCAGGTGTTGGCCGCAGATGCTTACGGCAAGGTGTTGGCCGTCGAGTGGCAGAAGATGACCGCGGCGGCGGACGCACTCGGCGAACCCGGGGAGCCCACCCTCCGCCAGGATTTCGGCCAAGGCGTCCACCCCGATGGCCATTTCTACGTGGAATATCGCGCCAGCTGTACGGATTGCGGCTACTCGTTTGAGTTCGAATACGAGAAGGATTTTCCCGAATGAGCTCTCGCGCCGGCCCTCCGGGCCGCGCACAACTGAGACCCTTCGGGGGACTGCGGCGCAGCAATCAAGCGGCGCCAAACGAAAGGAAAAGTAATGGAAGTTTCAACAGTTCAAGAACTCGGAGTCGAAGATCTTCGTCCGGCTGCTGCTCGCAAGATCGGCGATGCCCTCAAGGCCGCCCCGGACGTGTGGCACACCTTGACCTTCGAGGAGTTGACCGACCTGCTGATCCAGCCCGGGGCCCGCGGCCTGCCCGGAGACGACGAGACGATCGACGTGGCGAACCGCCTGAACGATGAGAACAAGACGATGAGGTCGACCGCCTATTATTCAAGGCTGCGAGACCGGAAGCATGAGGTCATCTACTCGAAAGAGACGGAGATACCAAAGAGTGCCACCGCCGGCCCCGCGGGAGTGGTGAAGGACGGGAGCTGGAAAGTCCCGGGGAACGCGGCCTTCGACGGCATGGAAAGTTGATGTTCACGCCTAGGATGATCACCCCGGGACAGATGGCGATGATCGTAATCATCGTCGGGGGAGGGGTTGGCAACATGGTCCACGTGTACCACACATGGGGCGCCAAAGACCAAGACAAAAGGAGGGGACTTGTCATGAATAACAGAGTTGAGAACTGGACCCCACATACCGTCCTGCTGGTCCGAGACGGCGGGGAAGATCTTGCGTTCGAGTCAGTGGGGCAATGCCGGGCCGTGAGTCGTCCGATGGAGCCGGCGGTAGCGGATACATATCTGGGCCGTATCGTCACCGTTCAGCCGCCTGAACATTCGGCGATCGAGTGGTCTCATCCCGATGGCAAAACGGCCTGGATGGCGCGGGCGGCGGAGGGCGTCGAGGACTTGCGCCCGGGTACGGTCATCGTTTCCTCTGTCGTGGCGTCGCTCGTCGCCAAGGCGTCGCCAGAGTTCAGGGTCTGGGTCCCCGACACCGGCCCCGGGTCCGTCGTCCTGGACGAAGACGGCCAGATCGTCGGCGTCCGGCGGATGGTCCAGCACTCTCCGGGACGAGGTGGGGAGATCCGCGCCAACTACGTGCCGGATCCCTCGCAGAAGAGATGAGCTTCGCGCTGGCCCTCCGGGTCCGCCCCGCGGCTCCCGGACCTTTGCCGGACAAACGCAGGCCGTCCGTGCCTGCGCCCGCGGTTCCCGCCGCCGGTCGTATCGGATCACACCGCCCGAGAGGGCGCCACGCGCCAGCCCGGCCGGGACGACCGCGGCCGGGCCGGCACTTCCAGGGGAGAATTCGATGCACGAAGAGACGCCCGAAGAAGCCCAGAGCGCCGTGGATGCATGGGTGGCCGAGACCAAGAAATTCGCCGGCGCGATGGCGATCGGCAGGCCCGGTATGGCGAAGCTGTTGCACGCCGCGTCGGGCTGCCTGGTCGGCGGCGCCGCCGACGACGAGCTGGTCCAAGTAGCGGAACGGCTCGCGGCGTCGTGCTTGCGAAGGCTGGAGGTCTTGTCGGCCGCCCCCGCCCCGCTACGGGAGATTCTCAATTGACGCCGGCCGCCGTGCCTGCTACGCTTCTCCAAACCGGGCCTCGATCCAGGTCCGAGACCATCAGAGCGCCGCGCCTGTCGCCTTCCCTCCCATGACTTGCGCGGCGCTCGCTTTTGGAGTAGGCTCTTCGGGTCGGGGTGTCCCCGGTTGGCCCGCCACCGACGAGAGCGCCCGCCTCCGCCGTTCGACTCGGCAGGCGCCTTTGGATGGGAGACGGAAGCTCTCGGGAAGCGGGACCTGTGATCACAGGGCGGGCCAATCGGCGGCATCACGGCCTCTTAAACCGTCAGGAACCGCCTCCGCGCAGGCCCTGGCGGCGGGTAGTTCGGCCCATCCCGCGAAGCGGTTCGGGAGAACGAACGCGGCGCGGCGCCCTACCGCTCCGAGGTCTGGCCCGGACCGAGGGAACCGCAACGAGCCTGCCGGGGAGGGCCTGCCAATCCCCAGGGCCCTCCGGTCATCAGAGCCCCGCCCTTGCGGGGCGCTCGCCGTTGCGCTACGCTCCTTGGATGAGCTGCACCAAGATCAGCCAGGCTCTGGCGGATGAGATACGGCGTCGCCTGATCGAGCGTCTGCGCCGGCAGGCTGTACAGAACACTGAGAATGAGGCGCGCCGACTTTTCCACGCCCGGTTGATCCACGATCGGGCCAGGGCCGACATCGCCGCCCTTGCGCTCGAGTATCGGCGCTCAAAAGCGTCCTGAGCTCCTTCGCTTCCATCGGTGGGACCGGCTCGCTTGACCCCGCCCTGCCGTCGTGCTACGCTCTTCGGGTCGTTGAGGCTGGGACGACCCCGGGCTTGCCAGCCCGATCAGCGACTCTTCAGGTTGGACATCTTCGAGTGCCCCGCGCCTTGCGGGGCGCTCGTCGTCCGTGGTAGGCTTCTCGATGTCGAGGGCTCGTCCCTACTGGGCGAAGACCTTCCCGGTCCCGATCGGACCAACGGAGAAATGATGCGCCAAATTCACCTCGATTCGAACGGCCTCGTAACCAGCGCGACCGACCCGCCTGGCCAGGGCAACGCCTGCCACCAGTACCAGGTGTCCAACGGCGAAGGAGAAGTCCTCGTCCACGTCTCGTTCCAGAACGGTCCCGTCGGAGAAGGGGGCGTCAACGGCGTACAGCACGCCCAGCTCCTGGCGATCCTCGAGGATCGGCTGCGGTCGTTCCAGCTTGGCGCCTACGCCTCGCCCCTCAACGAGCGAGCTCTCGGCGGCGTCCAGGACGCCATATCGGCGGACGAGGAGCGTACGGCCAGGCGGTCTCTGGCCGGGGCGGAGGGCTTCAACAGGCCCGCCAAGGGCGTGGAAGGATGAGGTTCACCAAAGGCGGCGAACCTCCGCCCGGTGCGCCCGGCAAGGGCCGGGGCGGGCGTCTGTCTGAAGACCATCTACGGCGTCATCCAGCGGCGCACCTGGGCGCAGATCCCGGCCGCTTGACCGCTTGACCTAGCGGCCCTCGACTTCTTCTAAGATGTATGACAAGATCTGCCGATGGAGGGGAAGTTCAAGACTTCCCGGTGCGTGCCCGAGCCGTGCGCGATGGATGGAGCAGAGCAACCGCGGGCCTCACGAGGAGAGACGACGATGGAGAACGTCACCGCCGGCGGGGCCGCCCAGACCTCCTGCGCCCCTCCTCGGACCGTCTCTCCGGCGTGTTGGCCTCGGCCCACTGAGTGTGTATGCTGGGCACGCCGCCGGGATGGACCGGCGGCAAGCTGAGGAGGCCCAATGAAGAAGATTCCCTCCCTGTTCAGGCGCGACTACGACGGCGCCCGGCTGGTCTACGACGAGGTCGTCGAGGGCGGCGAGTGGGTCACCGCTGGCGAGGGCCGGGCAACGGTGAAGATCGACGGGACGTGCTGTCGGATCCACGAGGGCATCCTCTGGGCGCGGTACGATCGGAAGCGCCGCCGCGGCGCCACCGGCGAAGACGGCATCCTCGCCGCCTACAAGTCCGCCCCGCACGGCTGGGAACGTGCCCAGGAGTCTCCGGATCGCCAGACGGGGCACTGGCCGGGCTGGGTTCCCGTCGGCGACGGGCCGGAGCACCGTTGGCACCGGGAGGGCCTGGAGTGGCTGCGGGATCGCGACAAGATCGCCACAGAGGGAGCCTTCATCGCTCGCGGCACCTACGAGCTGGTGGGGCCGAAAGTTCAAGGCAACCCGTACCAGCTCGCAGGGCACGCCCTTTGGGGCCACGGCCAGAGCTTCGACCTCTGGCGATCCCCAGAGCCTCCGCGGGAGTTCGACCTGCTCAGGGCCTACCTCGTTCGCCATCTAGAGCACGAAGGGATCGTCTGGTGGCACCCGGACGGCCGGATGGTTAAGATCAAGCGACGGGACTTCGGTCTCGCGTGGCCACCGAAACCACCGGAGCCCGCGTGAGTCGCCGGCTCCACGTCTTCCTCTCCGACGAGGTCGACCGGCGGCTCGCCCTCCTCAGGGACGATGGCGGCTTCGCCTCCGACGCCGAGACGATCCGGGCCGCGGTGGCCACCTTCGAGGTCCTGGTCCGGGCTCGCCTCGAGGCCGCCACCGTGATCGTCCGCGACTGTACCGGGGTCGAGCGCGAGGTGATCGTCCCGGGCGGCGCCGCGGACCACGGGCTGCACTGCCGGGGCGTGCCGCGATGAGCGAAACCTTGACCCGTGACGAGGACGACAAAGAGCTCCAGATCCGGAGAGACGCGTCGGGAGAAGTCCTCGTCTGGGATAGAGCCGGCGACTTCGCCCTCTTCGTCGTCACCGACGCATGGACTAATCAACAGATTTGGGCGATGTACGATCATGGCCAAGGGATGTTGGCGCGCGGGCGCACCCAAGGCCGAAACGGCGCCCGCAGGGCAGTACTTACAGCGCTGGGGCTCGCGGACGATGGGCCTTGACACCATGATACGACACGGAGGGACGGACCGGACCGGGAGCGCCGGGGCGAGGCGGGGCGCCCGGCGCAGACTCAGGGTCCGGGCAAGAGAGAGCGTCTTCGCAATGACGGTCTTCTCCCGCGTTCCCACCGAGCACTTCTACACGGCCTCGTTCGGGGCGATAGGGTGGGAAAATTGCAACGCCCGGATTCTCCAGGCGTTGGCGCTCGACCCGGCGGACTCCGTGGCGAATTCGCTACGAGATATCGCCGAAGCTCTCAAAGAGGTGGGCGAGGCAGCTGCCGCGTGCGTCGCGGCGGTGACGGAGCTCGCCGGCATCTTCTACGAGCTCAAGGCGTCGCAGGAAGAGGCCCGGCGCCGCCAGGGATCCGGCTGGCGCCTACCACCGGCCCCAAGGCCGCCAGGTCCCCCGTGCCGGACGATCGCCCCGCGACGGAGGGCCGCCCCGCCCCGCAACCGGGCGCGAAGCCTCCCTGGCGGCAAGTGGCGGGCGAGGCGGGCAATGTGAAGGCTAGCCCACACCCGGCGAAGATCACGGCGTCTTCCCCCTCGACGAGGGTTCAGAACGGGATGTCTTCTTCATCGTTCGCGGCCGGCTTATCGGTGACCCCTTCTCCCGCAGATTCATCTACGAAAACGGCCTCATAGCCGAATCCGGGGGCGTTGAAGTCGACCTTCGCGCTCATCTTCCCGTTGAATTCTTCGTGTTTCAGGGTGACGATAAACGGCGGGCAGGACGTCCAACTTTCGACGTCAGGGATATCCCAGCCGTTGCTGTCCGCTGATCTCGTGGCGATTCCCAGCGCGGAAAGCTTCTTGATGCCGATGTTCAGGCCGCGGCCTTCGAGCATGATGTTATCCCAAACCAATAGCCCACCCTGGGGATCGGTGATCTTGATCAATACCATGGCCTCTCCGGTCCTGCACCGCTTCAGGTCGGCTTCGGATATTACCGCTCCCGCGTGTGGTCCTTCTGCCGCCAGGCTGTCGAGCTCGTCGTCGTCAAAGTGCCACATCATGCAGCCCCTATAGAAAGATGGTGAGATCTTTCCTTAAAGGATTCTCTCAAGGCGCCAACGTCAGCCTTGATCATTCCCTTTTTCACTTCGGCAGTTAGCTCATCGGTAACAGCCTTCAGCTCCTCGGAGCTTTCCGCAAGCCGTATTCTTGCGAGGTAGGTTTCCTTCAATTCCAGAGAAGTCCGAACCATCTCAGCTTTCTTTTCGACTGCGTCCTCAGCGTCGCGTCTTCCGGCCTCCTCGGACGTCTCAATTTGTGCCTGGTCAGTACCGAGAACGATAAGGAAGGGCTCTGCCAACTGCTTAAACGTTTCTCCTTCCTCTTGCGTCGGACTGAGGGTGATCGTCTTGCCGGACAGGATTCCCGTTCGGTCTTTCTCAAAGAAAGCCGAGACCGGGGCGAGCTGAGAGTGCTTTCGAGACACTTCGCGGATCATCCGAATCAGGATATGAGGCTCGTAAGGAGTCTCGCCCTCGGCCTTCATCGTGACGCCTTGCAACCTGGTCTCTCCAGTCTCATCTTCCCCGAAGATGTTTTTCTGGCGCCCGGCAATGATGCAGTGGTAGGACCCGTTGAGGAGTAACGCGATCATCTCCTTGTACGGTTTCTTGATCGTGCCCCATGCATGGAAGGGAATGGTGCCGGCCGAGGTCTGCGCTCCAGAGTAGCCCTCGATAGCGGCCTCCCAGAGGTGCGTAATCGAGTCGATGACAACAACCCCATGAGTCGTCGGGTCGATCGCTCTCACCTCTTCAAGTGCCTGCGTTAGGCTTTTCGTGTCCACGCGGTCAAAGTCGAATTCGTCCGGGTGGATCGCCCTTTCCTCGATCTCCTTAGCATAGAAGTCGGTGCCGTGCTCCGTGTCAACGTAAGCCACACGCTTTCCCATGAGACCTGCCAAGCCTTCGGCGATCAGTAGAGAGGTGAACGTCTTGCCGCTCCCGTAAGGCCCGTAGATCCCGTACTTTAGGAACGCTTGCTGAGCCTTTGCTTTGCGAAATGCCATCGCTTTCTCCTTTTAGCTTGCTTGCGTTTCAGTGGTCCGAGTAGTTAATCCTTCGGCGGATCGCACCAGGGCACGGCCACCCCGCCTACGCGGGCCTCGTGGCCCACAGCGTAATATGGCATTCCGCCCGGTAGGACGTCCCACATATCGCGAGGCATAAGACACCTGGCCATTCCCGCCGCCATGCCTAGCTGAAGCAACATGTCCATCGTCCGATGATCGCCGGTCCACTGCCGGCCATGGCGATCCATGCAGGCGTTGAGGAAGGACATCCCGCCGCCGCGGTCCGCCTGAAAGTCGTCCGGCAGATCCAGCAGCATTGCCGCGATCTCCGCGGCGTGCGCGTTAAGCCGGCCAGGATGAAATCCCACGGTAGACATGATACCTTCGGCCGGGACGTGGTCTGACGTGTCTTCGCCCTCGGCGAACAGGCAAGATTCGTATACGGTTACAACCTTTTGCGGTGAAAGCACGACGTTCACGGCTAGTCTCCTCGTTTGGTCAAGCCCGAGGGCGCCGGGTTGAAAGGTGTGAGTGCGAAGACATTCCCTCATCCGTGGCGCCCCGGGACAAGATCATCTTCGCGCGCCCGTGATGAAAAGTCAAGCCTTAGGCCGGATTAAAGAGCCGGGATCCGCGGTCCGATAGCCCCATAGCTCCGGCCTGCCGGAAGACGCTGCACGCCACCCGTGAAATCCGCCAAGGGCTTGCGTCTCCGCCGAGGATCACGCTCGGCGGCGTCGAGCAGGGAGACGGGTACCGTACCCGTCTCCGCAGCTTCCGCCAGGCTGTCGCCCTGCGCCCTGAGCCTGAGCGCATGCCAGAGGTTACTCTTCATGCGGGGCTCCTTGCTTAGGAGCATCGGGAGGATCCGGAAGGGACCGAAGCTCCCGGTCCCCTAGCTTCTTCGTGATTTCGGCAATTTGTGCGTCCGCCAGCTGGACAATCCGTGCCAGCTCGGCCTCGAGCCTGGTTCGCTCGGCCTCAACTATCAGACCGGGCATCTCGCCCATATCGCCCTCTGCCTCGATGAGCATGTGACCAAGGCTGGCCAGGTTCTCGCGGGCGCCCGGGATCTCGTCGAAGGCGGCACGGTCTTCCGACGAGTCGAATTTGATCACGATTCCTCTGCGCTCTTTCATGGGTCCTCCTCGGTGAACCGAAGCTGTGATGACCAGCGACTCACGGGCGTCGTGTCCTGGTCGATGCGGTCGAAGGCGTTGGCGGCCATCGTCTGGCGCGCGTCACGGACTTCGTCGTCCCGGATGGCTGGCGTCCTGGGGACGCTGGCGGTGGCCTGGTCTGTCGATCTTCTCATGGCTCGCCACCCTGCCCCTCGACGGCCGACCACTCCGGCATCCACTCCCGGCACTCCAGGAGGAGGGCCCGGCAGGCAGAGCAGGTCGGCCAGCGGCGTTGAGTGACCAGGGAATACTCTACGCTCGAAGCCGAACGAACGGGAACCAGGCGCGCGTCTCGGCCACACGCCGTGGCGTCGTGGCACAGTGCGCACCACCACGAATTCCCGGCCATCATGACGCACTCCGGCAGCAGGATGCCCCGCATCGCCTCCGCGTCGTCCTCGTTGGGCCAGAGGGTGCGGATCGCCGTCCCGATGAGGTCCGAATCCATCGGCACGGGAGGGGGTATCCCCTGCCAGCCTTCGCCGCCCCGAAGCTCGCCGTCGGTGCCCCATCGCCGCACGACCTCTCGGGCGTGCCCGGGGTCCAGGAGTTTCGGCGGCGCGAACTCTTCCGCGATCTCCCGGCGCGCGACGATGAGCTTCTGCGCCCTTTCGCGATCCCGGCCCTCGTCGGGCCAGAGAGCTTGGATTGCGAGCTCGACCTGGTCGGGTCTCGAGCCCGGATCCCGGACGATCCGCTGGGCTTCCTGGCGGACTAGCTCGGGCTGTGGGGATCTGAATTTCATGGACCTTCCTCCTCGACCCGGAGAGCCCGCCGTGCCTCGGTCGCGCCGGTGATCCACGCCGCGAGCCGTTCGGCTTCTTCCCAAGACATCGTCAACGGCGACGCCCCCGGGTCAAGGGCGCTGCCGAGATTTACGGCCCAGTCCCCGTACGGGTCATCTTCGTTGATCCAGGCGTTGACATCTCCCGCTATCACTTCATCCTCCTCAGCCCTTGCCGAATGTCACCCGCGGCGATCTTTTCCGCCAGCCGCTCCGCCGCTTCGTCCTCGTCGTCAAGGTCCAGGCCCTCGGCGCCTGGCCACTCGCCGCCCAGGACTTCCCGGGCGAGGCGGGCCGCCGTGCCGGCCCGAGGCTTGACCAAAAGCTCGTCCGCGTCATACGCAGACGCCAGCGCGTCGTGGGCGGCCGTCAAGGCGTCCGTGATCGCCGTCATGTCGCCCTCCTGAGCCCGCCGCGCTTGCCGGCCTTGGTGATCGTGTAGCTGATGCCGACGAGGAGCGCAGGAACGATTCGCGCCGATGGCCCGTCACGGGTTAGCGACACGAGTACCCTGCGCGCCTCGCGGTCTACCTCTTGCTCGTTGTGGACAGGGCCGGCGATCCGCACCCGGGCCGCCTTCTTGCGCCCGCTGGCCACCTTGGGGCGGATGCCGACGGAGAAGGTCTTGTTCCAGCCCGGGTGCCGGGCCGGGTGCGGCCGGCCGCCGGCTTCCATGATCTCGAACTCCATCGCCACCGGCAGGTCTCGATCCACGTCGGGCTCGTCCTCTGTCATCTCGTCCTCTGGACGGTCATGACCGCTTCGATGATGAGCACGAGGAGGAGGACCGTTGCCACGATGAGGACCGGTATCCACGTCGGGGCCAGCACCCACCACCAAGACCACGAGATGTGACCCGTCAGCTTCAGGACGATGAAGACGATCGCGAGGACGGTGGTGCAGCCGATCCCGCCGGAAGGGGCGCTCTTGTTGTCCATTGTTGTCGGTCCTCCGGGTCCGTCCGGCGGCTCCATCGCCACCGGCAGGAGGAGTGTATGGCAGCCCGCGTGGGAAAGCAAGGGAAATCTGGGGCAGATTGGGGTTGACATGGGCAAAAGGACGTGGGAAGGTCATCGGCAGAACGGCGCCACGGCCGGCGCGGAGGTACAAAAGATGGAAAAGATCACCGACTACCCTGCCACCCGGGACACCGTGAGCCCCTGGCTCAATCAGGGCATGGCAGGGTTCTACGTGGGCGCAGGCGTGGCCGCACGATACGGCCTGGGCAGCTTCGATCGGGTCGAGCTGAGGTACGGCAGGGGACACGTCCTGGTGCTGGCGCCCGACGACAGGACGTCGTCGGCTGACCTCTTCACCGTCCACCACCGCGGCGGCGCCAAGATCTACTGCCGGCGATGGCTGGCGCGGAAACGGATCGCCAGAGCCCGGGGGGGGTTCCCTGTCGTGCCTGGCGAGCAGCCGAGCGTGAACGGAGACCGCGGCATCCCGCGGCAGGCGCTTCTCGCCTTCGCGGTGCCCCAGGAGGCGTTCGCGGAGCTGCAGCAGGAGATGCGCCCATGACGATCGGCGAGCAGATGGAGGCCGCGGTCGAGCGCTTGTCCGATGAGCACCGCCAGGCCCTGGAGCATTGGTCCGGGGTGGAAGAAGAGCACGCCGCGATTTCCGGGTTCCTTGACTGGGCCAAATCGGAGGATCTCGTGCTCACGACGCCCGGGGGCGTGCCGGTTGACCCCTGTTCGCTGGTCAATCGCTACCTCGTAGTCGACGAGGACCTCCTGGACGGCGCCCGCCGGGCGCTCCTGTCCAACGCGGACGCCGAGGAGGTAGGAAGCGCTGAGGATCGGCCCGTCCGGGACCCCAGGGTCCTGGCCGAAATCGAAGACTTCCGTGCCGGGGGCTCATCGCTGGATGACGAGCAGATTCTTGCCCTTCGCGTCTGTCGAACCGGCGCCTCCGGCGAGGTGGACGCACTGCTCGACCTGATCGAGAGGATGTCGGGGATCACGATCAAGGCCCTCGACGGGGAGGCGAAAACACCATGACGAGCTATATCGACATCATCAACGTGGTCCGTGAGGGACTGACAGAGGACGGGGCCTACCCGGCCGAGGAGACGCTCGACGCGCTGAGGGAGAACGCGCCGAGAGTCGGCGGTTCCGAGCTCATCCGGATCCTTGAAGTCTACGCCGAGGCATCCACCTACGCCACCATGGAGAGCTGCGGCACAGAGGACGAGCTCTGGTATGCCGCCCAGGACGCCGCAAATTTCAATCCTGGCTACCGCTTCACCACGGGCGGGTGGTCGGGCGCCGAGGACCTGGTTGACGCCCTCATGCCCTCGCTGGGCTGGCTGCTCCTCTGGCAGCTCTCGGTACGCGGCGGCGCCTTCTACTTCGCGTGCCCAGAGGGGCCGCCATGCTGATGTCCTTCGCCAAGACGCTGGCCGCGCTCGCGGACGGTTCCAAGACCGTCACGCGGCGGGAGGGGTGGCAAAAGCTCAAGGCTGGGGATGTCGTGACGCCGGTGGAGTGGTCGCCGCGGGTGGGACCTCGGTGGTTTTGTGACCACTGCGACGAGGTCGGTTCCACTCTTAGGGGTGGCGAAGCCGATTGGCTTCTCCGGCACCGTGTTTGCGGACACGCCAGACGATACGGTCCACCGCGGCGACTTCCTGATATCCGCATCGCCTCCGTCCGCCGCGAACGTCTCGGCGACGTCACGCCGCGGGAAGTGCGGCGCGAAGGCTTCCCGGGCATGAGCCCCGCCGAATTCGTCGCGTTCTACTGCAAGCCGGGCAAGCCCGATCCGAATCGCTTCGTGACGCGGATCGAATTCAAGAGGATTGAGCCATGAACGTCAGAATAAGGACGGACATAGGCAGCGACCGGGACCACTGGTTTTACTGTGCCGTCCGCGGCCGGTACACCGTAGACAAAGAGGGCCTCCATGAAGGCTCACGGCAGTACTACGTCGAGGAAGGACCTATCGAAATCGTCCAGGTCCGCACCTGGATCTTGACGCCGAAGGAGGAAACGCCATGAAGATACAACTGCATCCCGTCGACGGCGCGCAGCGATTTGCTGACGGTAGCCTCAGAGGATTCGCGCCCTTCGTCGCCTTCGCCAGGGCACAGCTCCTCGTCAAATCCGCACCACCGGGCGACCAGGAGAACTTCCTGGCGGTTCTCGACACCGGGGATCACAGCCGGATGGCGGAAGGCTTCCTTCAGTGCTTCGCCCGGTGGCTCGAAGAGCTCCTCTCTAGGTGGAGATCATCCATCGCACGGCACCGCAGCCAGAGGGCGCTCAGGGAACGGTGGGCAAGGCGTCTTGCGGCCGAAAGCCTCGCCGAGGAGGTGCTGCCCCAGGTCTTCTCACCCGAAGGCTGTGAACGGCTGGAGTGGGCTATGCCCTACGCCTCTTTGGACGCGGCGGGGGGGGCCGGCGATGAGTGACGTGGTCAGAGTCGAGATCATCATCCCGGCCGAGGAGCTGTCCAGCGCCCTGGTCGGGGCAATCTTCTCCCGGCGACAGCATGCCGATTCGCCTTTGCAGGAAGCGGTCGCCTTGGCGGTCCGCGAGGGCCACCTGACGGCTCGAATCCGAGAGGGAATCAAGCTTGCGCTCGAGGATCCTGCGCTTCCGCGGCTCGTCGCGGACGCCTACAAGGAGGGCCTCGTCGAGGCGGTGAAGACGCGGGCCGCCGGGCAGGTGAGGAACGCCAAGGCCATAGATTTCCAGCGGGCTATCGATGCCCTTAGGGTCTCGGAGCACCAGTTTGCACTCGGGGACCCCGAGTGCTCGGCTTCCGGAGCCCGCGGAGAGCGCGAGGGAGCGGATGGCTGAGTTGGACCAGGTGCTTTTGACTCTCCGGGACATCGACTCCGCGGTGCGCCGGGCGGACTCACCGGAGGCGAAAGACATGGGCTTGTGGGATGAATACCTAGACAGGGCTTTGGGCCGAACCCGTGAGCTCCTCGATCACCTCGTCCGCTGGCGCACTCGCGGTTGGCGCCCGCGCGGCTATGTCGACCTGCCGGCACTCGACGCGGCGATCGAGGAAGCCTGCCGGGAGGACGAAGGATGAAAGCCGCCGAGCGCTACGTCGTCCTCCTGGAGCCGGGGTGCTGGCTCTGCCGAGGAGAAGGTGGCGACCCGCCCCGTACCCTCCGGGAGGACTTTGCAGCGCACTGGAACGGGCGGGGTGCCGCAGAGGGCGCCTTGACGCGAGCCCGACGCTTCCGCCCGTTCGCCCATGCCGAGATCTTGCCCGTTGACCCGAGGAAGTTCTGACATGACCACCAACGCCCTGATCATCTGGCGCGACCCGGCGGGCCGCCTGCGGCTCGCGGAGACGGATGTCTCCTGGCAGAGCCTCGCGGCCAGGGCCGGCTCAACCCTGCTCGTACCCCTTGGCTTCGACGAAATGCTCAACGTCACCGCCGAGGAGGCCGCAGAGCGCGTCCTCTGCCTGGCGGAGCCCGGTCGTCCGCGAGTCGGCGGCCGCGTGTCCTGGTGGCACGACAAGGGCTGGCAGTATGGCGCCGTGACGGGCATCGACGACACGACCCGCGAAGCTGTGATTCAAATCACCGCGGCGGGCACGAGCGCCAAGGTGCGGTTCGGCCGGCTGACGGTCGAGGAGGGCTGACGTGGAAGCAGGGACGACATGGGCGATCCGTCCCGCCGAGTGGCGCACCGCGGCCCTTGCCGTCCCCGCCGACGCACGGCGCGCACTCTGCGAAGTTCTGGACGCCGCCGTCTACACCCTGGTTCCCCACGGCGACGACGAGCAACGCGGCGTCGCTGCCGCAGAAGCTCTCCGAGATGCCCTCGCACCCTTCTTGCCGCCAGAGTCAGAGAACGCCTAACGCTCCGTAAACAAAGGAGGACAGCATGAAACCAACCCCACAGCTTTTCACGTCCTACGAAGAGGGCCCCCTCTTCGGGCAAAGGCCGCCGCTCGGCTTCGACGAAGCGCTCGACGGCAAGACCCCGGGGCTAGCGTCTCGCGGGCTCGCGTGGCGGGTCACCTTTTGGGCCGTCCTTGCGCTCTTTCTCGCGGCGCTCGCGTTCGGCCTGACGGTGCTCCTGGCCCCTCCGGCCGGAGCGCAGGACCCCGACGACCTGCTCGAAGGACTCTGCGAGCTCTGCGGGGACGCCGCGCTGTACTGCGAGGCGGAGCCGCCGGACGGGGGGGACCTCCTCGCGACGTGGCCGGCCTTCACCTCGACCGTCGGCGAGCCCTCGGTCGACCTCTGGTTCCCGCTCGCCGAGACGACCACCTACGAGGAGCTCGAGGTCTCCTTCACCGTCGAGCTCAGCCCGGAGGTCTTCGCGCCGCCGGGTCCCGGGGTCCGGCTCTACAGCCTGGACTGGCAGTCCACCAAGCTCGTCAGGCCCTGGAACGAGACGGTGGCCTACCTCCAGTTCAAGGAGAAGAACGGCAACTGGTCTCTACAGCTCGGCTCGATGCGCGGCGTGCCGCGGCGCGGCGAGCAGCTGAAGAAGTCGGCGGAGCTCGGGCGCGCTGTGCCGGAGGGCGCCTACCACGTCCTCCTCGGCGTCGAGCAGCAACGCGTTTCGGTCCTGGTGGTCGGCCCCGACGGCGAGGAGCGCCGCGTCACCGTCGAAACCCCCGACGGACCCCCACTCGCCCATCACGGGGTCTTCGCCCGCTTCGGACACACGGGCAACGAGGCCGGCAACGAGACGCCGTTTCGCCCCGGCGCTACCTGGCGCGACTTCGAGGTGCGGGGCTTCCCCACCGACGGGGTGGCGCCATGAGCGTGCGGGATAATGCGACTCTGGCCCAGGTACCGGACGCACTCGAGCTTGCGGGAAGGCCAGGAGCAGCGGCCCTCTTTCTGGCGGTAGACGGCCTCATCAGGATGAACCTGGTGGCGGACGGAGAGCTTATGCAGCTGGCTGAGAGTCTTGCCCACGCGGGGCTCAACAAGATCAGAGAGGCACAGGGCATCGCGGGCGGGGTGACGCCATGAAGAGGGAGGCCGTTACCATCCGGGGCCTCGTCGCGCTACTTGCCGCGGCGATCTTCGTCAGCGCGTGCAGCGCTTTGTATGAGGCGCGCTCGCATTTGCGAATCGCCACCCCCGCGAGCGCTGCCCCCGCGAGCGCCGCCCCGGAGACGCTGGCCGCCTGCGACGTGCCGGACTGCCCGAGCGGCCACCACCTCCTGCTCTACCGGGTGGAGCGGCGCGACGACGGCACCTTCCGGCACTCATCGAGCTACGTCTGCGTCGACGAGGCGGCCCCATGATCACCGACAACCGGTTCTCGACGGACTTGAGGGTCGCAACCCTGCTCGACAAGATCGAAGAGGCGGCGAAGCCGTGGAGTAGGGAGACCCTGTCCTGGAAGGGAACCAAGGTCCCGCGGCACATGAGCTTCCGGGGAAAGAAAATCGGGTGGGCGCAGCACGGGATCCTTCTCGCCGAAGACGGGTCCCAAATCGGAACCTACATCCGGACCAAGTGCTTCGCCGGACCCGGCAAGGATGAGCACGAGATGGAGGTCACCGCGTCATGAGATTCCTCCTCGCCGCAAGCTCGAGCGGCATCTACCTGGCGTGCTGGACTCGCTACATGGTTCGGCTCGCTCACGGCGAGGGAGCCTTTGACTTCTGGCCGCTGATGCCGTCGGGCGGTCCGTTGCCGACGTTCGCCCTTGGGCTTGTCGTCTTCTTCCTTGGGGTCCTGTGGCCGCTGTCGCGGGGGCGGCCCCTGGTCGACCGGATCGGAAGGCTTCCGCGGACTCCCGGGGAAAAGCGGTCCGATGCGTGGCGCAGGGCCGAGCGGGCCGCCGAGAGGCTCGGTGACGCCTTTGAGTATCTGGGGTCCTTCGGCCGATGAACGCCAGCCGCACCCACCCCGTCCCGGACCAGCCGCAGACGATCTGCGGCTGGATCGCGGGGCTGCTGCTTGCCCTGTCGAGGCTGCGGGCGCGCCGGAAGGCGCCGCACAGGAAGGGCGCCTGACAAGTCACTCGCGAGACGCTTCCCACGTCTCCTCTACGCCGGGGCGGTGGCGAGAACGCCGCCTCGGCGGTTTTTCGTCTCGGCGTGTGCCCCAAACCCTTCGTCCGGCCGGCGCTGCTCCACCTCACCGATTCGGTCGCGGTCGACAGACGAAGGCAAGGGAGAAAACCCGCGCCGGACGACCGGCGACGGTGATCACGCGTTTTGTCATCCTGGGGTCGCCGCGGCTCACGGCGGCGCCCAGGGCGTTCAGGACCCGCCGCCACCGGTCGAGGGGGTGGACACCTTGTTCACCAGCCCAGCGCTCGAAGATGGCGTCAAGAAGCCCTGCGTCGCCCCACATAACCCCATCGTTCTCCGTCTCGCGGAGGACTTCGAGGGCGGCGACCATGCACGTGCGGGAGCTCATGCGGAGAGCTTATCACAGGCCGGGGCCAGCTTCCCCGCTTTTTCTTTGATTGTGTGGTAGGATCGGAGGGCGAGCCAGGGATCGTGACCCCGGCCCGCCCCACCCACTGACACAGGAGGTCAGCAGATGTCCGACAAGCCTAGCACGAAAACCCTCACCGTCCGCGGTGCCGGTGACGACACCTTCCAATGGGACTATCCCGGTCAACGAGGAGAGAACGACCACGACGACTGTGCGACAGGGTCCGTCAGGACGCTCCACGTCGAGGCCGTTGCCCTCAAGACGTGCAACATGGGGCACGAGCACCCCGACCCCGCCCCTACCTCGCGAATGGCGATCACGGGAGTCTACGGTATACGCTGCCTCTGGTCGATCGGCATCGCACCAATAGAAGACGACGACCTCCTGCCCTGCTGGCCGATGCACTGGCGCTTCGAGGACTACTCGACTGTCCTGGAGATCTCGATCCCGGCCGACGCCACGGTCAAGCTGGTCTGGCCGGAAGGGGCTGGCGATGAGTGACACGAAACTTCCTTCCGTTCGCTTCGGAATCGAGTTTACGGAGCTGGAAGCCCGAAGCCTGCTCCTGCTACGCCCCAGGCGGTTCACCGACGAGCTTGGCGGCATAAACCCTCTCGTCTGTAAGAGCTTAGGCGTGAACAAGGCTGCGGCACGTCGCGCTGCGAAGAAGATCCGGGGGGTGATGAGGCTTGCAGAGGGGTACGGCAACGAGGAGGATACGCCATGAGCGACGAAAAGAAGACCGTGGTCGACCTCTCCGTGGACGCGCTCGTCTCCTTTTTATTCCTGTCCCTCTGCATTTTGTTTGCTGGCCTCTTTGTAGCCAGCGGCCTTAGCGAGATCGCCGACGCGATCAGCTCCTACACGATCCCGGCCGGTCCGTAGACCGGCCGGGGACTCGGTGTGAATGGGTGTCGTAGCTTCTTGCGACGGTCCTCCTTTCCTTTCGGTTGGTGTCACGGAGACGCTAGCCGCCGCCCGTCACGGCGTCGTCATCGTCATCGTCATCGTTCGGATCTGGCGGATCTCTGTGTTGGTCTTTCATTTTTCACCTCGCGGGGGTAATGGTGACAGTTCCTCTCCCTCGGTGCCGGTGCGGTCAAGGAGGACCTTCTGGTTTGACCTTAGAGTACCGAAGCGGATCTCCAGGTTGTAGGTTCTTTGGCGGCCCTCGTGTACAGCGTAAAGGAGAACGATCGTTAACGTCAACATGATGACGTTGAGGATCAAAGAAAACCAAAGCTGGGTTCTCACCACCTCCATGGTTTGCCGGGTCTCGTGAATTTCTCTGGCTTCTGTCATCACGTCTCTAGCCTTTCCTCAATTTTGCCTAAGCGGCCCGCCATGTCCTCCACTGCCTGTGTCATTCTCAGCATAGAAATGTCAGACAACTTTAACTGGTCGCTGTGCTCCTCGACACGACGTTCGGTCCGTTCGAGAACCTCTGCCGCCCGCCCCGTTCTGTAAATCACCACGCCGAGGCTTGGGATAACGAGAATGCCGCCCACTACAATATGGGCTACCATGAGCCCTTCCATGAGAGTCATCAGAAACCCGTATCCCTGTCGGTGATCTCGACCAGATGTTCGGTCCTGGCGTCGATCCTGGAAGCCTGTCTGGCCACGGCGCGGATTTCCTCGCGCGCCTCTTCCAGCTCGCGGCGTAATAGGCGCAGCTGGTGCCAGTGAATGAATGTTACGATGAATAGTCCGGCCACCGGTATGTAAAGACTCATCGCTATTCCCCCTCCAGGTCGCGAATCTTCCGCTTCTTTTTCTGAACGCTCTCGCCCATGGATTCGACTTGCCGACGGAGCCGGCCCACTTCGTTCTGCCTACCCTCCTCTTCCGACTTGAGCATTTCCGGCGAGCCTTCTCCCAGATCAGTCTCGAAGGCAGCCAGCACCGCCGTCTCGATGGCGCGCATCTCGGTTGGGGTTCCCGGCATTGCCGGGTCGGTTCTCGTCCCGACGGGGCCTGCCCGCCACGCTTTTTCTGTGTCGGTCCCTTTCCCGGAGGAAAAGACGTAGTCCCCTGCGGCGCCCACATCTTTCCCGGCCACGGTGAGAACCGTGTATGGGGTGTCGTCGCCGCGCCACCGTCCGTTGGTTTCTTCTGGGTGGCCAGCGCTGAGTCTCACGCTGACTGTTCCGAATCCTGGTACGTTGACTATGGTCATCTTTCGATCTACCTTTCTTTAAAAGACTAGGGGCACCACGCCGGAACGCGGCCCCGAGATTCTGCGAATCCCGAACACGGCTTGAGCAAAATCCAAAGCCTGGTCCCCGTCAAGGTTGCTCGCATACAATGCAACCTTGTCGCCCTCGTTCAAATGTACGCCGCCGCCGGTGGATCCGCCGCCGTTTAGCAGCAAGTCGTTTTGAGATATCTCGGTATGCGCCAGGTTGAAGCTGGGGTAGTATATGTTGAGTTCTCCAGTATCAGCCGTATAGGTACCGTTGCCCGTAGAGGCCACTCGGTTTAAGCTATACAGCTCGATCGTGGTAGATGTACTGGCGTTGATTATCCAGCTCCCGTTTGCGGCAGTGTTGCCCCCTACGCCCACAATCTCTATCAAAAGACCGTCAGAACCTAACAATCCAGCGATCGTTAACACGATCGGACTTGTGCCGCTGCCCGTTGCCCCGGTAACCGCGATCGCGGTGGCCAGCTCGACCCCGAGGTTGAGAATAACCTCTCGGGACGCACCGCCTTGCGCCGATAGAGAAGCGAACCAACCAAGGTCATAAATGCCGTCAGCGGAACCGACCGTCAGCTCATCGGTCGAGGTGGACCCGGTAATGTGGCCGAACTCGTCACCGAGGCCAACGGCGTTCGTACCGTCGAACTTTATCATCTGCGCTTGCGTTGCGATCGTTAGGGTATGGTCCGCGATTCCGTGGAAGCGCAAGATTTGATATGCCGGACCAACGATCAAATGCGGATCTCCCTGTGCAGGGTCCTGAAACCATAAGGTCCCGTCCGCCACGGGCCAGATTTTGCCAAAGCCGCTATTAGCACCGGGCTCCACGCCCTCCTTTATGGCAAGGATGCCGCCTCCTCCTACCGTCAAGTCACCGAACGCGCTGGCGGTCTTGATTGAGTGGTCGCCGTTGGAGTGTATTGTAAGCCGATTGGTATTACTCGTGCGAAATCTCAGGTCATCCTGGCTTGGCCTGTAGATGATCAGTCCGGCGTTGTCGTCCGTATCGCTACCGAAAGCGATTTGGCTGTTCCCGGTCGTCCCGGAGTGTAGCATGATGCTGACGGCGCTACCTGCCGATGAATCGTTTTGCACGAGCAGGCCCGGCTCAAAGCTCGGCGTGTGCGGCGTTCCGCCCTGTACCGTGTGCAAAGAAGCCCGGGGCGCTTCGGATCCGTCAGAGCCGATTATGAGACCCTTTAATCCGACCCATACCTTTCGCGTGAGGGTTCCAAAGGTACCCGCGAAGATCTGCCGCAGCGTTGTGTTACGGGCCATTTCTCAAGGTCCTATGAACAGCACAAGTGCCGTTGCGGCGAAGGTGTCAGGGTGAACATCCAGCCCGGCCAGCGTTCCGACGCGCCCCGAGGCCAGGAACGGATGCGCAGGCCAGGTGACCGTCACTTCGTCGAACGCTACGGATGAGACCTCTGGCTTGGGAAGGGGGCCGTAGAGCTCTAGCTTATACAGTACGCCATTCGATATGATGTCCTGTAAGGCGTCTGCTGCGGCCTGCGCGTCCGGCGTTTCCAGTAAAAAGACCTCCCGGATCAACTCGCGGCCCGTGCCGGATGTGACCTCGCGGAATTCGGATCCGATCTCGGCGGAGTACCGGTCCTGGAATGTGTCCGGTGGTAAGGCCGCCACGTCCGATGTCTCAAATCCCCAGCGCCTGGCATAGCGCATGCGCACTGCGTCGAAGGTCCGAGAAGGCGAGATTTCCGAAGCCGTGCGGATTCTGTCCTCGTTCCACGTGAGCGAGGGTGACGTAGGAGTTCTGTCAAAGCCGCGTACGTTCCAGGCACCATCCGATAGCGCCCTGCAGACGACGCTCGGCGAGTCGTCGGTCGACAACGTCGAGCGGGCCAAGCTTTCCAAGTAGACGCGGGAATTCTCGTTGCCGGCTCCCTGCCATCCCGTCGACGCTAGGTTCAAGCTCCTTAGGTTTACCTCCGTGGGGGCAGTAGTAGGACCCAGAAATTCGAGGAAAGTAGAGGCCAGCCGTAAAGAAGAGTCGCTCGTCGAGCCGACAGGGGTAAGGACGACGCGGTCCGTCCGGGTGAAGAGGCGAACCTGGACGGGATAGCCCGGGACCGGTATGTCCGCCGCTACGATCCAGTCTTCGTCGCCCGCGATGCTCGAAAGGGTGCCAGCAATCGTCTCCGAGGATATAGACTCCTCTACGATAATAGAGCCTGTGGAAGCGCCGAAAGTCGGATCACTGGTCACCGGATCGAGGACGACCTGCTCCACGGTCAAAGTGCCCGCGTTAAGGCCAGTACTCCAGTCTAGCTGCTGTCCTACCGCTGGCCAATTAAGCAAAGTTACATCCTCTAGGGTCCGCGTGGCCGCTACAAAGGTAACGGTATCGGAAGCGGAGAATAGGGGCTTCAGGCGCCCGCCGTCGGCGGCAACCCACAGGGCCGTCTTAACCTCCGCCCTACCGTCGTAGCCGATAGAATAGTCCTGGAAAGCCACATTGATTGTAATGGTACGGGCGTCAAACGGCCTGCCGATTACCACCGGGGGCCGGCTATTGACAGCAGAAGCCTCACCGCTATCCGACGCGATCCATGCCGCATCCGTGTCTAGAAATGAACTAAGCACACCTGAAGCCCCGGCGGTTCCGGCGATAACCACGCTGTCGGCGGTGATGTCTCCCACCCCTTCGAGAAACTCCATGGCCATTGTCAAGCTCGTCTCGTTGCGAATGTCGAACGCTGTTCTCGAGCGCTCGAAAACCTCGCTCGCGGCAAGGTTTCGCGTCCCGTGGCGCGCTGCGAGCCAGACGATATCTCGCGGTGTGCCATCGATACCACCGTTCTGTAAGATGGCGTCTCCGGTCGCGGTACTATTAAGCCCCCCGGGGGGCTCGACTAGCGTCGTCGTGCCCTGGGAGACGCCATCCACGAACGCTTCTCCCGTCTCCGTCGAAGCGTTATAGTTGACAAGAAGTCCGATGGTATCTAGCGTGGCCGGGATGCCGGTGGGCGTGCCGATCGTAACCCACTGGCCGCCGGCATTCAACAACTGGAGCCGGTAGGCATTTGTCTGTATTTGAAGACGGAAAAGAGGAGAACTAAATACCACGAACGGCGTAATCGTAACGCCAACTTCCTGATAAAGGACTAAGGCGAACCATTGGTCGCCGGTTGTTCGTAGACTGGCTTGGTCCGCGCGTGTTATTTTGGCACCGGGTTCCACAGAAGGTGTTTGAATTCGTATGCCGGTGCCCAACCCCGCAAGCACTACGGGAGAAGCGGGAACGTTCAAACCCTCTGAGGTCTGCTCGCGAATTCTGATGATCCACGAGTCCTCTTGAAACTGAGCATCGTTCACGGTGCCGCGGCCCACGATCTCACAGTCCGCCAGGTCCGGCACCGAGTAGGCGCCGGTGGCCGGGTCGAGGATCCAGGCGCATGCGTGCCAGGTCGCTGGTTGCCGGCGAAAGTCCAGGCCGACCAGGTCGTCGAGGGGCCGGGTGTCGTCCCTCGGGTCGCGCGGGTTGGCGACGTTGAAGGTGTAGGCGCCGTGGGCCACCACGCCGCCCGGATCAATCCAGCCCTCGGGGCGCCCGCCGTCGCCCGTCTGGTCGGTCCTCACGGCCTTCCAGTCCACCGGGCGCGTGCCGCGCCTGAGGAGCGGCCTGTAGGGCACCGAGGCCGGGACATCGGTGGACGCGGAGACGCCGGACTCGGTCGAGACGAGAACATCCGTCCCCGCCGAGTCGACAAGGTGCAGGACGAGGAAGAGGGCTGAGAGGTTACCCGCCATGACGTTTATCCAGGGTTACCAGAAAGAACGCGAGACGAGCAAGCCCAGCGCCAAGCCCGAGGGCGATGGTGATCATTAGCCCGTAGAGGAATAGCTCAGCGGCTGCCTCTAAGACGTCAAGCCCCCCCACTTTTCACCTCCTGCCAGGTCTCACAGGACAGGGTGGCGGAGACCTCGCGGGTCTCTACGCCGTCGACGACGGTGGGGCGACTCTCTGTCCTGGACCACTCCAGCATCCGCGCCAGCCCGCCGCGGAGCGCCGGGCGCTGGTTCGCCTCCGTGATGAGCCCGGACGTGTCCCGCTGGCCAGCCGCGGGAAAGAAGAAGATTGGGAAGGAGCCGTAACCGGACGTGTCCCAGAGGAAGTCTATGTGGTCAACGTCCGCGGTCGTCATGTGAGCCCAGCTCATCGACCACTTGTGGCCCGTACCCTCGCGGAGCTCGACCGTCTCGATCGGCAGGGACGGCGCGTCCCCGGGGAACTCGACCTCGGGCAGGCGGCGGCCGTCCACCCCGATCCCGAGGAAGGACGCTTCCCAGAAGGTGCGGCTCCCTGCGGCGGACGAGAACTCGATCCGGCCGGAGCGGCAGGCGATCGTGGCGACATCTGGCACGGCCGCCGGGGTGGGGCCCACACCCCCTGAGAAGTCGTCGAAGCCGAGGAGGACGTTGGGTCGCTGAGGGACTTGGATCTGGAGACCGCCGGAGGTCCAGACGTCCTCTCGGCGCTGTGGCCAGGGAGAGCCACTGTCCAGGGTGTTGGCGGCGACGAACGGCGTCGCGTTGTCCACAAGCCAGCGGACGTCCTCGCCCGCGTTGGCCCCTGTGTTGGCGACCTCGAAGGCGAATGCCTGGACCTCGGCCCCGAGGCGGAACTCAAAGCCGCCAGGGTCGGCGGCGTCTGCGGTCCTCCCGTGGAGCATGATCAGCGGGCTGAGGATGTTCGCAAGCGGGAGCCCGCCGCCGGCATCGCCCGCCAGGTGCGCAACGATGCTGTCCGCCGTTACGAACGGCAGGCACCGTCCGATGACGGGGCGCGTGGGGATCAGGGCGGTCACGCGTGCTCCTCCACGGCCTCGGCGAGAAGATTCCGGACCTGCTCGGCCACGTCCCGGACAAAGATGGAGCGGTCCCGGAGGCCCAGGAGCGCATTCCATACGGCGGCGGCGTTCTGGTACTCCAGCGCCGCCGCGAGAGCGCCGTCGACGCTCGCCTGATCCGCGGGGTCAATCGCCCTGACGGCTCCACGGAAGACTTTCCCGGCGTTGCTCACCGCGCCACGGACGAGGATCGCCTCTCGGGCAAGGTTCAGCGGAGGCATTTTACGCCCCCTGAGGCTGCGAGCTTTCTTTGCCGAAACCGCGAGACCAAGCGCCACAGGACCCGCGGAATCCAGCGCGGCTTCCCGCTCCAAAGATCCCAAGGGCGGAGGACATCCGGCTGCGTAAGGGGCCGCAGCTCTATGGAAATCGGCGACGGCACGGTGAAGGGCTCGGGGTCTTGCAGCGACGCCAGGTCCACGCGGTTGACGAAGGGCGTCAGGTCGACGCCGTCGACCACGAACTTTCCCTTGAACTCGACTACCGGCATCGCATCTCCTTCTTGATCTCCTCGACGAGCGCGGCGTCGCCTTCCCACGATCCGCCCTGGCGGCATCGGGCTTCTCGCAAGTCGACGCGGCGGACGGCAAGAAATTCCTCAACCTTCTCCAAGACGCGTCCTTCTGCTTCTGGATCTCGCGGTATCATCTCGCTCCCTTGCTTCCCCGCGCCCGCCGCGGTATACTCGGCGGGTGCCCGGCCGTGACTCCGGGTCGCCCACCTAACCAACACGGGAGTAACCCCCGCATGGCTGAGAGACACACTACCACAGACCCGGAAGAAGCCTTCGCCGCTGACCTCGCCCGTATCCTGCCTCTGGTCATCGAACTCGCCAAAGAAGCGTCGGCGATGGACGCCGACACGGACGCCGTGAGGATGGCAGAGGTTTGCCTCGGTCCGCCGCCCACGTTTCTCCTCGAGACGCTGCTGCGGCTGGCCCGTGTTCAAGTCTGGACGATCGCAGAGAACCACAAGAAGGCCCTGGGGGTCCTCGCCCGCGGCGCGTCGGCGATGGCAATCGCCCCCGAGCCACCCGGAGAGACCCCGGAGGACGCCGCGGGCGGCGCTCTCGTCTTCGGGCTCGCGACCGAGGCCCCGACGCCCACGCCGGCGCAGCTGCGCACCGTGGCATATATGGCCGAGGGCGGCCCGTCCTTCGGGACGCCGGCATCGCACCCGGCCGAGGTCGAAGCCCTCGACGCCTTCCGGGCCTGGACCGGGACCGAAGACCGCGACGACCTGGAAGCGGGCGACACGGAGGCAGCCGCCGCGGTCAAAGCCTTCGACGACCACCATGGGTGGTCGTCGGGGGCGGCCCTTGCAGACTACGCCGAGGTCGGCTGGGTCGTGGTGGAGGGCCGGCGCTGGAGCCGCGACCGCGGCCTCGTCGATGAGGCCACCGCGGCCGGTCACGACCCTGGGGCCGCTTCCATCACCGCCACGAGAGAGGCCAACCGCCTGGCCGACGCGATCATCGACCGAAGAGAGGGCTGAGAGATGGCCGACGACACGACACGGCGAATCACCTTCGGTCCCGTGAAGAGCACCGTCGACCGCTTCGACGGCTCCGGCACGCACCGGCTCGCCGAAGAGCCGGTCGAATCCGGCTGTCCGGGCCTGGTGTCCGTCGACGCATCCGGGCCCGGGGTCTCGAAAACCCATGCCTGGTTCGATCAAGCCGGCAAGCTCTGGGCGCGCCTCCCCGGCGGCGAGGCGTTCGAGGTCAGGGAGCCGGGTACCGTCGTTCATGACGGAGCACACGAGGAACTGACGCGCCGAGCCCCCAGAGCGATCGAAGCTGCCGCAAAAATTAACGAGCGCCGGGCAGCGAAAAAAGAGGCGGCGAAGCGGGGGGGAGAGCCCCGGCCGGCCCCCACGCTGGAGCACCTGCGGCTCTTGTTGGTTCTGATCGACGACGCGCCCGTGTGCATCACGGACGAAGAGGACGAGGCCATCGAAGCCTTCCGGGCCTACATCCTCGACGACGACCCGGCGGCAGGGCATAACCTGGCGGAGATCGTGCCGGCGCTGGTGAAGATCGGGGAGCTCACGCTGGAGAGCGAAGCGGGGTTCGCGTTCGGCCGGGAGCTCGAAGCCGCCATCACCGAGTACCGCCGCCGCTTCCCCAACCCCGCGGTCCTGCCCGAGCTGAAGGAGGAGGACTGAACGATGGCAAGAGCGCCGTTCTACGAACTGAGAAATCGACTCCTCGGTGGCGGCATGACCGCTCTTGACGATGCCCTGGCGGATGTGGGGATCGGCCTGATCGCGTCGGCCGTAGTCCCGGTGATCGACGTCCTCCTCGACGACGAGGAGGAACCCGTAGCGATGATCGTGGCCGCCTTCGCCGGTCCCCGGTTGTCCTCTCTCCGCGAGCTCGGCGCGCTGGCGGTGAGAGTAGAGCGGGTGCTCGTCGCGCGGATTGCGGCCCCTGCCGATGCCGATACCGGGCGCCTCGAAACCGCCATCCGCGACGCCCGCCAAGCCCAGCGGGAGGCCGTCAGGGCGCACGTCCAGCGCTGGCCGGAGGAATGAGCGATGCCGCGCAAGAAGCTCGAGCCCGGCGGGCCAAAAATCCACGAAATCAACAATCTGCGGCACGTTCTGTCGATCTCCGGAACGGACAGGAACATCCTGACGCGAGAGCTTCTCCGCGACCACGTGCGGCATGAGGGGATTCCCGCAGAGCCCGAAGACCGCGGAAGGCTCGCTCTCGACGCCGTCGACCTCGCGGACAACCTGCTCCTGGCCCTGGCGACGCCCGGCGAGGAGGAATGCGGCGATGCCGAGAGCGCTGTAGCCTCTCAAAACCCCGCCCCCCCGGACGCATGAGCCGCGAACTGATCGAACGCGGTTTGCGCAGCCGCCTGGTGGGCGAGGGTAGCCGTCTGGAATTGCCGCTCCCGCACGTTGGCGCCGTCCTGCCCCAGCCGGATGAGCTCGAGGATCTGGTTCGTCTGTTGGAGGCTCAGGCCCCCGCCGCCCCCGCCGCCAGCGCCGCCCGCTGGGGCGAGCGGGGCGGAGGCCGGAGGCAAATCGGAAAGGTCAGAACCGCCGACCCCCGGGAGCCCTGCCGCACCAGGCGGCGGCAGCGGCGGCGGCACGATGCTTCCGAGAAGCTGCCTGATCTGGTCCTCTACGCTTCGCACCAAGGCCGAACGCTCGCCGCCGCCGATCAGGCGGTTGTAGTTGACGAGGAGCTCTCTGTACTCCATGGCGGCCCTGAGGGCTGCGTCGACGCTTGCTTGGTCCGTGGGATCTACCGCCCGGGAAGCTTCCCGGAATGCCTCCCTGGCGCTTATGGCGGCCCCTCGCGGCGCCAGATCCGCGCGGGCCGTCCGGTCGAGCTCGTCGAGGAAAGACGTCACGCCGGAGAACATCTCCTCCTGTATTTCCTGCCGGCGTCGCGCGAGCTCCGCTTCCGCCAGGGCCTGGGCCTGGAGGCGCTCCGCCGCGGTCCCGGCGGCCGAAGCGATCTCGTCGAAGAGCTCGGAGAACTGGAACTGCAGCGCCTCCAGGGGGCTCCGTGCGTTCGCTTCGAGCTCGCGGATGATGTCGGCGAGGGAGCGGCCGAGGGCTTCGGCCGGCGAAGAACCGCCGCCGGCCGCCGGTGGGTTGGATCCACGGAAGGATTCGCCGGCCCTGACCGTGCGGCGCACGAACGGCCGGCGCCGGTCCACTTCTTCATCGTCGATCAGGATCCGTACTTCGATCGGCTCAGCCAAATCGTCGCGAATCCCGGCAATCAGCCTCCGCGTCTGGTCGTCGAGAGCGTTGGCGGCGATCAGCATCTGTTCCCACACCTTGAGCTGCAAAAGGGTGGCCTTACGCTCGAGCTCCTGTTTCTCCGCCTGTAGCTCCAGGACACGCTGCTCGTCTTCCTTGCTCCCTGTCCTGGCAAAGGCTGCCTGCGCCGACGAGATTGCCAGATCCACCAAGCCCGGCAGGATCCCGCCGCGGACATTCGTTGCGACCTGCGCCGCGGTGAGGCCAAGCTCGTCGAGGTGGTCGGCGAGGAACTCGATCTGCCGGACCGCCTCCTTGCCGGCTTGCCGGATGGACCGCATCCGGAATCCGAAGCTATCCAGGACGTCCCTGCCCAGCTCACGCAGGCTGGCGGCGAGCCCCCTCTCGATCGCCTCCCGTGCCTGCTCATACGCCTCGGGGTTGTCTGCCGCCAGGGCCAGGGCTTCGGAGAGCTGTACAGCAAAGCTCTCCCGGAGCGCCCGCATGGCGTTGGAGAGATCCGTCTGGCCGAGCTCGCGGAGGCCCTCTCTCGCATCGTCGCGGAGATTCCCCAGGTCCAGGGCGGCGAGATTTTCGATCGCCCGGTCGAGCTCTTCGATGCCGATACTCCCCGCTTCGGCGCGCTCGGTCAGCTGGCGGACCCGGTCGGCATGGGCGAGCTCGGCCGGGGCGAGGCCAGCGAGCGCAAGGGAAACCTCGTCGGCCGCGCGGCGGAAGTCCTCGGCCGCCCGCCGCCGGCCGCCACCGCCACCCCGTAGCGCGCGACCCCCTCCCGTGGGGGGCGGCGCGCCGGTGGGTGCCCCAAGGATTTCTTGCTCGTCGAGCAACAGCCGGATCCGGCTCTCCTCGGCCCGCGTCAGGAGCCCCAGGGCGGCGAATTGCTGGACGGTCAGGCGGAACTGGATCAACCGCATCCGGTGCTCGAGCTCCAGGGCCTGCGCCGCGAGCTGGGCGTCGCCGGTGAATTCGGCGATCCGGGAGAAGAATCCGGAGCGCTGGCCGGCGCTGAAGGCCTCGGCCGCCTGTTCCAGCGTCGCGAGGTCGATCCCTTCGATCTCGCCGGCGACGATCTCAAGCGCCTCGCCGAAGGTGGCGCCACCAAGCTCCAGGTCGTCGAAACGCTCCCTGAGACGCTCGAACCGCTCGTCCGAGAGGCCAAGGGTCTCGGCCAGGTCGCCGAGGTCCATGGCGAAGCCGGTCGTCTCCTGGGACGCCACGGACGCCGCGGCCGCCGCATCGTCGTAGGCCGCCTGCAAGGCCTCTGTCTGGGCCGCTTGCTCCCGCGCGGCATCGAACTGCGCGAGCCCCGCGGCGGCTGTCTGGTCAATCCCGGCAAGCTGTAAGGCCTGCGACTCCGCCAGGCGGTTCAGGGCGTTCTCCTCCGCGATCCGGCCGTCAATGACGTCCTGCTGAGAGATTCCGAGCCGAGAGGTGATCTGGAGCTCCTCCCGGAGCAGGCGGACGCGGGCGGCGAGGAAGAGCTCGCCCTGGGACATCAGGCGCGCGTCGACGAGCTGGGCCACGGCGAGGTCAGCCGCGAGCTGCTCAAAGGTCGCTGCCAGCGTGTTCTTGAGCGCCGCGGCGACGTTCGAGGACAGGCCCTCGATGTCGGACTGCTGGAGCAACCGCTTGATGGCCTCCCCGACGGCCTGGGCCTGGTCGGCAAACTCCGCGATGTCCTTGCCGCCCTGGATGAGCCGGAAGACCACCTTCTCGCCGTCCTGGCGGAGCTTGATCTCGATGTCGGCCAAGGACGTCACGGTCGCGCCGAGGCTCGTGATGATCGCGTTGAAGCCCTGCGAAACGGCTTGGCCGAACTGGGAAATCGCCGGCCCCAAAGAGCCCTCCACCTTCCGGGTGGTGCCGGAGATTACCCCGTTCAGGAGCTTGAACGTCTCGATCGCGTCGTCGCCGCCGCTCTGGAAGATGTTGAGCCCACCGACAAGCTCGCCGATGATCCCGCCGATGATCCCCGCGCCGGGGAGACCCGTCAACGCCCCGAGGCCGCCGAAGATGCCGGAGAGTGCTCCGCCGGCCTGCCCCGCCCCTGTAGAGATCCCGAGCCCGGAGACGAGCCCGCCCGCCGCCTGGCCTACGCCGAAGCCCGCAAGAGCCCTGTCTGTGCGAGTGGCGAAGGGATCCGCCGCGACCCGCCGGGCTTCCTTCCAGGCGTCACGGAGACGGAGGACGCCGCCGATGAGGTCTCCGAGCAGGTCTCCCCAGCGTCCGCCGATGGCGTCCGCGACCTCGAAAGCGGCGTCGGCGATGTCGAACCAGACCTCCTCCTGCTCGCGAAGACGATCAGCGGTCGTCTCGACGTTCTCCTTGATCAGCTTGACGGGCTCTAGGACCTTGTCCATGATCCGGGGAAGATCCTGTAAGTCCCCGAAGAGCGTGATCCGCTCGCGGCCGGCCCCTCCGAGAGAGCTCACGCGGCCGACGGCAGCCGCAAGGGCGTCGACCCGAATCGCCGCGGCGTCGACCCTGTCGGCGACTTCGTCGGCCGCCTCGGCGATGTCGACAAAGCCGGCCTCCGGCCCTGCGCCTTCTGCGCTCTCCTTGAAGCTGAAGGCCGCGAGCTGGATCAGCGACGCCTGGAGTTCTCTGAGCGGCTGTAACAACTCCTGCGCCGCCTCGCCGCCAAATGGTAGCGCTGCCGCGAGAGCTCCGAGGCTGTTGATCATCGGCGTCAACGCCGTGCTGACGATCAGAGAAATGATCCCGGGGATGGCTTTGAGCTCTCGAATCATCCTGCCGACCTTGCCCTCGACCAGGGAAATCGCTAGGCCCGCGGCGGCCATGATCGCCGGGATATTCTTCATCTCCTCGGCGAAGTCTCGGAAGAAGTTCGTCAGCTCCACGACGTCGGACAACATGCGGGAAATGGGCGGGGCCAGGGCGGCAAACCCCTCTGCCGCGGCGAGCTTCAAAGCATTCGTGGCGCGCTGTACGTCGAACGCCAGGGTGCTGAAAGCTGCCGCGGCTTCTTTGTTCAGGGCGGTATTCTCCATGGCTTCGCGGCCCGAAACTTCGAGCCGGTCCCGGACGCGGTCAATCCCTGTCGCAAGCGGAACAAGGGCCTTCGCGGTTCTCTTGGCGTCGAGCCCGACGCCCTCCAGCGCGATCCGTGCGGCTCGTCCCTTCGTGTTTAGACCTTCCAGAAATTGCAACGCGGCGCCGGTGACGTCGTCGTCGATCATTCGCCGTAGCTCGTCGGCGGTCACTCCGGCCACTTCCGCCAGGCCTTCGAGTCCCTCGCCGCTGACGGACGCCTTCACCATGGCGTCCAGGAGTTCGGAAAGGGCCGACGCGGAGCCTTCGGCCCTGGCCCCCATCTCGGCAAGGGCAGCGGCAAAGCCAAGAATAACAGGACTCCCGAGCTTGAGACTCGCGGTAGAGCGCGCGATCTCGTTCGCGATCGGAATAATCTCTGCCTCTGTTGCCTTCGACGTATTGCCCAGCTTGACTAGCGCAGACCCCAGGCTGTCGATCGACTGTATGCTCTCGCCTTGGATGGCAATGATTCGGGCGAGGCTTTTGATGGCAACCTCTCCCGATAGATCCGTAGCCGCCGCCAGCTTGGCGCCCGTTTCCGCCGCCCGGGCCAAACCCTCCGCCGTTTTAATCCCGAGCTGTCCGGCGACTGCGGCCAGCTCGATCAGTTGGTCTGTCGCAATCGGTACGGTGCTGGTAGAGAGATCTTCAAGGCGCTCGACGAGACCTGAAAGCTCCTCGTCCGCCAGCTGGTCGGTAACCTTGCTCAGGCTCACAACGGCGTTTTCCAGCTCCTTGAAGGACTCGAAGCCGAAGCGTAGCCCGGCGGTCACGAGCTGTATGATCTTGTGGACGCTCAGAGCCGCAGCGGCGAAGCCAAGGAGCGCAACGCCGGCCCTCTTGGCCGCGCCGCCGTAGGACGTGGTACCGGTCGACGCGACGCGCTGAGCCCGGGTCAGGGACTTCGTCTCCTTCTTGAGCGCCGAGAGCTGCCGGGTGAACTGTTCCGCCTCTTTTTCCGCCTTGTCAATATCCTTCCCGTATCTCCTGACGATTTTGCCGGCCGTTGCGGCGTCACTGCCGGTCTCCCGCATGAGCTTATTTATAAGCTTTTGCTGCCGGATCATCAACTTGACCTCGGCGGCTACATCCTTGTGCGCTTTCCCCGTCTTCCGTAAGCTGTCGTCGACCTTCTCGAGCCGGCCATCCAGCTGGTCGAGACGCTTGATCATGCCCGCTATCAGCTTCTCATGCTTCTCGGTGGCGGTATCGAGTTCTTTATGGCCCTTGCCGACCTCAATGTCGAGCCGCGTTGAGAATTCTTGCGTCGCCATCGCCCTACCCGCTCGCCGCCTGGTTCGCCTTTTCCATCGCTTCGGCGTGCGCAACGCGCTGCCCGAGGACGCCCGCCGCGAAGTATTCGCGGATGAGCCTGGAGATCATCCAACGATACAGCGGTGCCCGCTTGTGGGCGTGACCATAGAGTTTGAACAAAAGGCGGGTGATTCCTGTGCGGCGCGGTGAGCCGTTCTCGTCAGCGTCTATCTCGCCGAGCTCTATCGCGTGTTCGAGGACGGCGAGAAGAGGCAGTTCCTCTGCCGGACCCTCCCAGCCGAGAACCCGCCACGGGTCACCAGTTTCCGCCGGGCCTTCGCAAACGTGACATATCGATGGGGAGGGCCAGGACTGGCCACAAGACGGGCATTCCCGGTTCTCGTCGAGGTATTGGCCGCCCGGGACGCCGAACTTTTCTGCGAGTCGTTCCCCGGGGCGATCGCAGCTCCGACACCGCCCCGCGGCCCATGACGTCAGGTTTGGGCAGTTTCGATCTGCGCAACGCCAGAACCGGGCTGCGAGGCCGGAGGAGATGGAGGCGGTGAATCCGGCCTTGCCTTTGTAGTAGCCTTCCGATCCCCTGCGGTCTCGGAGGCGCTCGATAAAGGGACTAAGCGTTCTTTGAACTTGTGCCGGAGAACCGCCTCGCGTAAAACCGCGGCGGTGAAGGCTACGCCTTCTTTCTCGTTGGCGAACACCACATGCTCCTCTTTCTCGACGCCGGCCCTTGCGACCAGGATCACTTCCGGCAGGACTTCCTCGTTGGCGAACGTTGCCCCCAATTCCTTGCGGGTAATCTCCCGTTCCTCCTGGCAGTAGGTGACTTCCCAACACCTGACGACCAGGTGGTCCAGAACCGCCTTCCGCGCCTTGTCGGTCTCGGCGCGGGAGTAACCGACCCGTGGGTAGGCGCGGGGGAAATCGAAAGCTCTGATTTCCTTGCATTCCTGTGCCAGCCTTTCCGGGTCTTCGTCCTTCGTCCCGTTCGCCCCTTGGCTGCCGGGTTGTTGTTGCCGCTGAATCTCCCGCATCATTGCCGCATTGAAATCACCGTCCGCCGGGCGCCGGTCCTTGATTCCGCGGGGATTGATCTCCAGCGCGAGAAGCGCGGCCTGGTACTCCGGGCGATCGTGGCTGTAGATCTCCATCCGCCAGAGCTGGCCTTCCGGTCCGAACCATGGCAGGTCGATCTTGCGCGTGACGATCTTGTCAAACGACGCTTTGAGTGCTTCGATGATCATACGACCTCGGTCCCCACGGTTACCTGGTCGGTGCCATCGTCTATCTCGCTGAACACCGCTTGGATATCGCCGGTTTCGTAGGTGTAGACGGCGTCCTGCTCCATGGGCAGCATCGGTTGAAACACCAAGAAGAACTGGGCGCTAAACTGGATGTTCGTGGCGGTCGGAGTATCCAGGGTGCCCGCTTCTGCCATGAACTTCAGATGCATAAGGTCCTTGTCCTTCCAATTCTTCGCGAAGGCGATGATCTGGGCGGCTGTAAGCTTCTGCAAGCTGACGTTGACCGTAGCCGCAGAGCTGCCGACGAGCTCTTCCCGGTGATCGGTCGAGAGGAACGGTCCGAGCTGGATCTTGACCCTATCCGTCACCGCGGTCATGACGGTGTAGTTGTCGGAGAAGTCGACGTTCGCGGCGAGATTCTTGACAAGGCTGAATTCGCCTTCAAACGGGGTATTCGGATCGGGCATGGCGTTCTGTGCTCCTACGTGTCATGGATGAACATGGCGCCGACCGGGAATCCCGTCCCGCTCGTCCATGCGGTAATGCTGATTCTCCACCAATCGTCGGTGATCGGACCGGCGAACGTCTGAACTTCGAAGGATGGCGTGCTCGTCAAGGCGGTGAAGGGAACGCCTTGCACCGTGGGGGTAGCGAAACCCACGGCGTCGTCGCTCTCTAGCTGTGCCACCCCGCCGGCCACCGTTGGCGCGGGGCTGTGAGGATTCACCCAAATCACGGTAACGCTTTCCGTTGCCGAGACGGCCCCCACGTTCACCGCGTCGCCGTCCTGTACGGCTGTCACGCCCGTCAGGTTGTTCATCAAGTGATCAAAGAGAAGGCTTGCCTCGATCCGGGGGATGGAGCCTTCGCCCTGGGCAAAGCCGAGTTCCTTCATCGTCCAGACGTCGACCTCTTGATTATCCGGGTGGGTCGCGATCCGCGACCCCTCGCTTATGAATGCCAGGTTTCCCGCCGTCCCGCTAGTAGTGACAAGCATCGGATAGGCCGTCTTATCCTCCAATGCCTTGAACAGCAGGAAGTTCAGATCTTGGCGGGTTATTTTGACCGTGAAGTCGTCCAGGATGGAGGATCCCGTAACCTGGTAGCGATGGTCTTCCTCAAGAGTCGCCGGTACTTCTATCAACGCCCGCTTCGGCGTTCCCCCGGCGGTCGAGCCGATCGCCGAGAGATTGTTGAATCCCCAGAAGATGCGGGCCAGGTTGCCGGTAGTGGCTTCAGGAGTCGCCATCTGGGTTATCCTCGGTGGCGACGGTCATCACGTCACTCGCGTTTGCAGGCTCAGCCGCCGTGCGGTTGGCAGACGCGACCGGTCTACTCCGTGAGATAGGCCGGACCCTATTCGGTCTTGGCTTTACTTTGGTATCCTGTCCTCCCGGTGGTTCCGGACTGGAGGTTTCAGGAAAGTCAGCCGCTACAGGCTCGCCGGCGCGGAAGGCTTCCAAGGTGTGCCTTGTTCTCTTGATTTTCATAGCCTCAATCCAGCCAAAGTGGAAAGAGCAAGTCGGCCTCTGGCCACCGGTTGCGTAGAGCGATGGGTCCTAGCGGCGCGGCGGTTACGGCAAACGCGTTGGCCGTCGACAGGGCCTTGATCCTGTCTTTGATAGCGGCCGCGGCGTCGAGCAATCGGTTGTGGGCCGCTTCTCCGGCCTCGGGTTGATGACGTATCGTCAGACGCAGAAGGCCGCGACGGGTCAGGATGTCTCCGGACAAGGCGCGCGGCGGTTGTTCGATGTAGGTCAGGAACCACGGCGCGCCGGCCACCGGCAAGGCGGGCGACGCGGTCGGCTCCTGAAGGCTCGTGCCCATGTCTTCCTTGGGTCCGAAGAATCCGCTCCAGCTGTAGAAAGTGTTTAGGGTTGCGATCAGCGTCGCATCGAACCATCCCCGCACGATATCCAGGTCGAAGCGCTGGTAAGTGCTGGCAGTCTGGTTCATGCCGCCGCCTCCCGCATGGCCGCCTTCCACGCCCCGGGCGCTTCCCGCTTGAACACCGCCGGCATGTTGGCGTGGGCCGTCGCGTGGTTGCCGTCGCGGTCTTCGATGAACACACCATACTTGACGCCGCCCAGGGATTCTGCGTCGTTGACGAACCCCACCGTGTCGTCCCACCGCGAGGCGGCAAGGACGGCCTCGGCGCGGGCCAATGTTTCCGGGGTGTGGCCAGGGCCGTACGACAGGCTCTTGCCGACGGGCTCGCCGGCAAACGCCGCTTCGGAGGACTGGAGGGTCCTCGTCTTGACGGCGGTGACCAGCGCCTCGGGGCCGCCGGTCGAGAGGAGGAGCTCCCGCTTCAACGCGGAGGTGTACGCCGGTACCGCGCGCGACTGGGCGCCGACGACATGGAAGAGCCGCTGGCGGCTGATCTTGGTCGCCATTAGCCGCGTACCCTCCAGAATCCCGCAGTCTCCGCGGAGCTCTGAATGGTGAAGGGCGGTCCCCCGTCGAAACTTCCGAAGTGCTCGCCGCCGGCGGGCGGTCGAACCGCTCCCGATACCCTCGGCACGATTACCTCGCCGCTCTGGTCGGTCCATCGCGCGCCGCCTTCGACGAGCTGGAAGGAGAGCGTGCCGACAGACTTGCAGTCGGCATGGGTGACGACGGCTCCGCTTGACGGCAGCGTGACCGTAAAGTCCCGGCCGACCCCGGTTTTCCGGTGAACCCGGGCGGTGATCTTGCCGAAGTCGGCCATTTAGGCGAAACTCCTCAGCGGTGCAAGGATGGACTCGGGGAAACTCGTGGAAGCTTGGAAATACTCGATCTCAGTCCTGTCGGCCTCTTCCCGCTTCACGTCGCGTTCCTTGTCGCGGAGGTCCTGAAGGTGGGCCGCGAGGTCCTGGGCCGCCTCTGTGAGGCCGACCGGAAGCTCCCGGGCGGCCCTTGCCGTCCAGGTCACGGATCCGTCTACGACGGTGCCGTCGACCACGGTAGGCCAAACGGGCTCCGTGGTGGCGTCCGTGGTGCCGCCCACGGTGGCTTCAAAGCGGAGCGCAACGCTACGAGCCGTAGCCCGAACCCACCCGGGATCCTCATCGTAGGCCGCGGATCCTCCGACGTTGACGTCGAGCGCCGCACTCCAGGTCACGATCTGACCCGGCATGAGGTAGCCGGCCGTGTAATTCGCCGTGTAGTGGTGGGCGCTGGGCGCGGCGACGCGCTCGCCTGTCACGGGATCGCGCTCGGCAGGCCGCTCCCAGCCGTTGCGCCGATAGACGGAGTGCCGGTTCCTGCCCGTGACACGCGCATCGAGGCGATCAGGGCCAAACTCGACGGCCAGCCCAAAGACGTTTTGGATGGTCGGGTCGCCCTCGATGGGCCATCGCGCCAGCTGGAGATCGTATTGGTCCACTCCCTCCACCCGCTCTGTGTACGCCTGTCGCCATAGGTCCCGGCCCACCATGTCGCGACGATCGGCCACGAGCTGGCTTACCCGATCCGCCAACGCGTCCGCCGGCGCTCCGGCGGTGACGCCGAGGGCGCTCACGAGAGCCGACGGAAGCACGATGCGTGTGTCCGTGGCGGGCGCGGTGACGGTGAGGTCGAGCACGGTTTCCTACTTGGTCTCCGGCGACTCGAACGGCTTGCCCTTCTTCCGACGGCGACGCGGCGGCGGGTCTTCCGCCTCGTCCGAGTCGCGGTGCTCAACCGCGGCGCCGTCGAGAATGATCTTGCGAGCGACCGACTCGGGGAATCCCCCCACTTCTCCTGTCCTCAGGTGGGCGCCGTCCTTCATCATCCTGACGAGCACCATCGGCTCCTGGGGTTTTTCTGGCTCAGGAGGGGCGCCGGTGGCAGCGATTTCCTTCTTGGTCGCCAGACGAGCCAGCAAAGACGCGCCACGGCCCTTCACCGGAGTGCCGCAGAGCTCAACGGCTACGTCCACCGGAAATGCTGCCAGCTCCCCGGCACGGTAGTGAGAGTGATCATGGTTGAAGTGGATCATCGTATTCATTTGGTTTCCCCTAGGCCTGCGGCTTGGTCTCCGCGCCACCGTAAACCGCGACGACGGAATAGCCGAAGGTGTCTGTCGCCCCGGCACTCAGAGTCCCCGTCGTCTGGATCCGGATGAATCCGCGGTGTGCCCGAAGATCCTGGAAGCGGACCTTGACCACGCCGGTGAGGGTCTGGGCGCCGCTGGCCGTCTCCTGAACCGTCGTGGCGAGGGCTCTCGCGATCTGGAAATCCGCGACGCCGGCGCCTCCGACGCTCGTAGCGTCCTGGATGTTCAGCGCGACGCTGAAGGTCTCCGTGTCCGCGAGCGTAGTGGTGTAATTCAACAGAACGGTGAGCGATTGCGCTCGGTCCGGAGGAGCGTGAAACGCGCCGTCGTCTTCGACCGCGTCGCCGGCCCCACCGGCGAGCCCGGTAACGTCCTGGCTGGAGAAAACCCCCGTGAGGTACGCCCCGATGTCCTTCATTACTGTGCTGCTGTTCGCTGGCATGATCTCACCTCCTAGTAAGGAACGGCCGTCAACAGGTAGCCGGAGTTCCCTCGAGGCAGCAGGGTCCCGATCTTCTGACGTCCGCGCAGGACTTCGGTGTCTCGCTCAATCGTAGAAACGAGGCTACCGGCGTCGGTGTAGCTGGCATTCTGAAACCACTGGACGTCGAGCGCCGTCGACTGGCCGACCAGGAATTGCGACATCGCCTGGTGGATGAGAACGGTTTCGGTGCCGTTCAGGTTCGTTGGGACGTTTGTCGTCGACCCGAACGGAAAGCCCATGAACGTGCCTGCTGTCATCTCGGTGAGGAAAAACGGCAGGTCGTTGGCGTCCCGGACGATGAACATCAAGTGGTTTTTTGTCCGCGGAGCCATGATCCAGGCGCGGCGTGAAATCGGCCGGATGTTCGAGTTCTCGACGCTGGTAAAGATGATCGCCACGTCGTCGAGGACGTTTGCCAGGGTTCCGGTCCCGGTCGCGGCGGAGGTCGCGGTGATCAGCGTCCGGAGACCGGCGATGATGTTGTTCAAGCCGGATCCGTTGATCAGCCGATCGTCGAACCCGGTGGCAAAGGCCATCCGCATCATGTCTTGCAAGCGCGTGAAGATCGCGGGGCTTGCCGATTCCCGGTAATCCGCGGAGACGGGCATGATCGCCATGGCCTTCCGCATTGGCGTCTCGCGCTCGCCGTCCGCCGGGGTGGTGGTGAGGTCCAAGGTGTTGATCTCTTCGACCCAGGTGATGACGGGGTCGGTCTCCCACCCCGTCACCTTGAACTGGTCGCCGGTGACGGGGACCATCTCGGGCTGGAGACCGAGAACCACGCTCATCGCCCGAAGGGGTTCGAGCCAGAGCTCTAGGACGGTACCCTCCACCAAGAGACCGCCTTCGCCGGCGACGGCGAGATTGATCGTCTTGGCCCGGGACCCGGCGGCCTTCTTGAACCGCTCCGCGACGCGGTCGGCTGCGTCCTTGCCTCGCGACAGAGACGTCCCTCCGCCCTCGCGGCCTTCCTTCGCCAGGGCCCAGAACAAGGCCCCCAGCACGGGGAACTGTCCGGTCGTGTCCTCGTAGGCCCGCTCGGCGGCGAGATTGGCCGCGGTTGTCTCAAACTGGGCCTGGAGGAGCTCGTCCCGGTTCTTGAGCTTCTCGTCGACCATTCCGGCGACGTGATCGCCGAGCTCCCGGTCGACATCCTTGGCGATCTTGTCCTTCTGTGCCTGGGTGAGCGGCAGGACAGGGGCGAGCCCCCCCGCTGGCGCCGCGGTGGCTACTTCGGTATTCATCTAGGGGTCTCCTGCTGCTGTGAAGGGGCGCCCGGTGCGGGCGATGAATGCTGATTCTGCGAGCTTGTGGGCACACTCTGCGGCGTAGGCCTCCACAAGTGCGGGATCTGGTGGTGTCTCTTTGGCGGGTGGCATGGACGCCTCGACCTTGATCTCGGGCAGAAGTGGACGGGGTGCCTTGAGGGTCTCGACGAGCTCGCCGATGGCCGCCGCTAGCGGATCTTCCTCAGCTGGGTCATGCGTCTGGGTTCCCTCCGGAGCTTTGGCCGGCGAAAGCTTCGTCACCGCGTCTGCCCCCATCTGGAAGAGCTTGAGCCCGGTGGACGGCGCCAGGGTCCGCACGATCGCCTCGGCGGTCGCCAGGTCGACCGCGATGGTGCCGCTCTCTGACCGTCGGTAGCGCTCGGCCCAGTCGGCCACCGGGCCGCACTCGACGCCGGCCGCCTTCATGCGGAGCATAGCGTCCCGGTTGCTGCCGATCGGCACCAAGGAGATCTCGAGGAGTTCCTGCTTGGCGAAGTCGATCCCCATGCCCCGCTTGCTCTCTTCCAGCGCCCAGGCCCATTTGGTCGGCATGAACCCGACGGAGCACGAGCCTCCCCTGTCGCCGAGCGCTTTCTGCTCAAGGCGCCAGTCCAGCATCTGTTTCAGGCTCTGCGCCAGAGGGACAGGCCCGAACTTCATGGTGCTCTGAAGCTTCTCGTCCTCTACGCCGATGGACGTGGAGACGCCGATGGGGCCCAGGGTCGAGTCGTGAAAGGCGAGCCATACGGGCGAGGTCTTGTAGGCCCGGAGGTCCCAGCCGGCGGGGCTCAGGATGTCCTTGTCGCGGTCGACGGCGCCGGAGGAGCACGTCCAGTCGTAGACCTGGCCGGCTACCTCGTGCCGGGCCTTGACCTGGACGTCGTCGCCCTCGAAGTCCCGCAGAACGAGGACGCTCGCGGGGTCGAGGTCAGCGTCCTTCTGGACCGCGGCCCGGAAATCATCGAGGGTCAGAAGCTGGGGCGCGGAGCGCGCGTCGGGGATGGATAGCTGTCCCATGAGGACGTTGTAGCGCAGGACTTGACGGCGGAAAACATACAAGGTAGCATGCACAAACCGCAATCCCGCGGGAACCTACCAGGAGAAACCGCGATGGCCAACGTCCCTGCCCCATTTCTGATCGCCATGGGCGACGAGTTAACCGATCGGCTCAGCGGCTTCGGCGGAGTCGTCACCGCGCGCGCGGAGTACAGCACCGGTTGCAGGCAGTACCTTCTTCAGCCCTGCTCTGACGATCCGAGGAAGTACGCCGAGCCCCACTGGTTCGATGAAGATCGTCTGACGGCCGCCGCCGCTGAGGACTCGCCGGCGGATTCTGTACTTGGTGGGCCGGCGATCCACGAAGCTCCGCGGCGGTAGGCCGGTGGCTCTCTTTGCACCGCCGGAGTGCTCCGCCTGCGGCTACGCCGAAGGCGATCCGCTGCCGCCCGGGGCTCAGCTGCGAGCGGCGCGGGAGCGCAAGGGCTGGACCTTGGAAAACCTCCTCGCCGCCGCCGACTCACCCCGGGACACGTCCTGGCTCTCCAGGGTGGAGCGGCGGCCACGAGGGATCCCGCGAGACTTCGGGGAGTGGGCAGCGCTCTGCCGGGCCGTTGGACTGGATCCGGCGGAGACGGCCGGAGGAAGCGGGCAATGAGGCGCCCCCCGGGAGCCCTCAACGAAGCCCGGGCGGCGCGATGCGTCCCGTGGTGGCGGACATGTGTCGGCTGCGGGTATCAATTCCGGTGGGAAGGTTCGTGGCGCGGCCGGTGGGCCGTGGACCAATTCCCGAGAGTCTGGCTCCGGCGGTGGGTCTGTAGCGTCTGCGCCGCGACCCGCGCAGACGCTCAGAAGTTCTTCGGCCTCTGGCGCCCGCCGAGGCCTACCGGGCCACCACCACCCAGCCCTCCGCTACGCCGCATCGGGAGAAGCCCGGGTGGAAGCGCGGGTTTCCACCTCTTCTAGGAAGTAGCGATCGTCGCCGCCGTCGATCGGTCTGAGGCCAGCCGCTGTCCTGACGTCGTTCTCCAGGAAGCCCCGAGGCTCGGCCTTCATCAGCTCCACCCTGTCATCCTCGGGATCCAGGGGCGGCAGCCGGTAGCCCACGATCCAGTCGCCCTCGTACTCGGGGCGGCCGTTCGGGGGCCGAGGCTCGAAGAAGCGAACCTGGAGCCAGTTCCGGCGGGACTCGAGGTCCGGCGTCACGCGGTTCGTCCTCACGAATGACTCTGCCTCGCGGGCGGTAGCGCGGTTCGAGCTCTCCGTCTGTCCGATGATCGCCGGCGGCACGCGCCAGACCTGGAGGATCGCGTCTCTGCGGTTCTTCTGCCCCTCCTCGACCTGGATGTCAGCGGGGCTGTGCGCCAGGTCTTTGACCACGATACCGGCGGTTCCGCCTACGCCCGGCTGGAGCGGCGGGTAGCCCACGAAGTGGGTATAACCGGCGTGGCGCGGACCGCTGTGGGCTCTCCAGGCCGCCTGGAAGCGCTCATCCTCAGCCGGTCCGAGGCCGGGAGCCATGACCAGCAGACCGGGCCTCGCGTTGTTCCTGAACATCGCCGCCTGATACTGCGCGGCTGATTCGTTGATCTGGATCTCGTGGTCGAGAGCCCCGGCGACGCCGGAACCGGCTCCATAGAAATCATCCGGGCGGGGCTGTCGGTACCAGGCCACCTCCTCCGGCGGATAGTCAAAGGCGCCGATCGTGAAGAAGGGCAGCCCGGGGCGCGGCGGGACGAGCCAGAGGGGCGAGACCGGCCACCAACGGACCGGGTGGCCCAGGGACGGATCGCGGAAGAGCACGTAGGCGAAGGAGCCGAGGAGGTCGAGGACGACACGCTCGAGCTTGTCGACCTCATACCCCGGGAGCTCAATCCACGGAGGAGCTCCCTGCGTGCCCGCGGCCATCATTTCGAGGAATGGGTGGTCATTTACCTCCTCGAGGTCTCCTGCCTCGAGGGCAGCGGCCATGAGAGCGTCCTTCTCCCAGGCCCGGGCCGCCGTGATGCGGCGTCGCGCGCTCGACCTGGTCGGCTTGAGGAGAAACCAACTTGCCGCAGCCTCCCGGGCCGCGATGACGTCGCCGGCGAGCCGCACCCACGGGTTCGTTGCCCAGAGGCGCGCGAGGCCGAAGCGCGTACGGCTACCGGCCAGTCCAGTGCCGATCGTTGCGCCGGCCCCGCCGGCGGCGAGGCTGCTGGCGAGCTCGACCGCCCGGGCATCGTCGAAGGTGGCGGCGGTCAAGGCGCGGGTCAGGGTTTGTAGCATGGCGTGGTCCTTCTCGGCCTCTTGCGGGTCTGTCGACTAGAGAATCGATGGGCTTCCGACAGGATCAGCCGCGCGAGGGAGGTTAACGCGGCTTCGTACCAGCTTCCTGGCCAACCGCACCGCGTGATGCGATGGGCGACGACGATCTCTTCGCCCTCTTCCACGTTGGCGGATTCGTAGCGGAGCTCGACGAGCTCAGTGGCGGGGTGGTACTCGGCCCCCACGAGCTTCGCGTCACGTGCGAGGCCGCCTGTCACTTCGATGATCTCGTCGGGCGCATAGACGTTTCCCTCGGCCGAGAGCTGCCTGAGAAGCGGCTCGCTCCATCGGACTGTGCAGGTGTTCATCTCGTGTCCTCCGTTGGCGTTTCAATCCATCTTCGGACACCAAGGTACAGCAGAAGGCTCAGCGGACGCAAGCCCGGCGCGGCGAGGAAGGCGAGGCCCAGGCCCGTAGGCCAGACCCAGCGCCCCAGGAGCTCAGCCGCACCCCAGGTCACCAGGAGCCAGCCGGCGAGGGCGCAGAGGAGGTAGGCGCGGTGGGTCATCGTCGGTCTTTTTCGATCGCCTTCAAGATCTCGGCGGTGAGCTCCTCGGCCGAACTGCCGGCCGGCGTGGACACGTGGCAGGCCGCGGCTACCTCTCGGATCATCCGAAGCGGATCTGAGAACCCGGGCTGCGAGAGCGCTGAGAGTCGCTTCGGGCACCATGGAGCGCAGCCCCGAAACATAGTGCCGCACTCTGGAGCGTGGGGCGGGGTGCTATCCTTCGTCTGCGGCATGGCTTTGGCCCTCCTGGCTGTGCCGTGGGCGGTCCGGGCTGGTTCCCGGGCCGCCGTTTTTGATCAAACGGCGACGCCGGGCGTCCCTTCGCCCGCCACGAGCCGCCACTCGGACGCTCCTGGGGCAGGGTCATGCCTGCCACGCCGCCGCGTTCAGCCTATCACAGATCCTCGATCCGGTTGCCCAGCGCCTGCGGCTGCTCGTCCTCGGCCCCCGGCACGCCACCAATGTACCAGTCCCGAGGGAGCGCGGTCGCCAGCGCGTTGAAGAGCACCGCCATCGCATCCGGCAGATCGTCGGCGCCGCCGGGCTCGCCGGTGAAAGCGTGGAGGCGGTCCCCGGCCGGCTCGTTCCAGTCCCCCTCGAGGAAGTCGACAGCGCCGTAGCCGTCGCCGTCAGGCTCAGGGCACTTGCAGACCCCTTGCGCCTTGAACATCTCGACGGCCTCGGCGGGCACGATCAGCTGCCGGCATCTCCCGCACCGCGCCGCGGCCTTGCCGGCGTGTTGAAGGGACCGGGAGCGCTTCGGCTCCCGCTGGCCCGCCAGGTGGACGGTGAAGCCGAGCTTGCGGAGGTCGAGGGCGAGCCGCTCCGAGAACGCCTTGCCGACCGCGGGCTCGTTCGGCAGGACCTGCTCGACACCCGGGCCGTCGTCGAGGGCGGTGTCGATGACGAGTTGGGCCAGAAGCGCCGCGGGTGGATCGTACTCCCTCGCGTGCTCCCAGCGCCACCGGTCGCTCTCGGTCGGGCCACCCTTCGCCGATGCCGTCTTGTCGGCGCCCCCGGCGTTGAAGTCCCAGCCGCGCCCGATGCGGACTAGCCCCGCCACGGGACGCTCGACGTCTGGCGGTCCGGATCGTCCGACGATCCGGAACCACGACCGGCAGAAAACGCCTCCCCCGGCGTCTTCGACCGGGTCTTGCTGGTCCACGCAGCGGTGCAGAGCGGGGTTGGAGTGCTTCCGCTCGGCGATGGGAGCCATGAGGCCGTCGTCGTTGCAGAGCGGCTCGCCCACCCTTCTCGGGTCCGGGATCTCCGTCACGCAGCCCGGTAGGACGACGGAAGACCGCTCCGCGTAGCCCTTGAGCGTCAGGAGATGCCAGTCCTCGAGCCCCTCCGCGCCCAGCCACTTGAGTAGCCGCCGGATGAGATCGCCGATGCTCAGGCTCTGCTGGAGGATGATCTGGCCCGGCGGGCCTCCCTCTGGCCGCGCCTGCTTCCGCGACAGGAAGTCGTCTCGGTACCATTCCCAGGTAGTCGTCTGCGCCAGGCTGCGCTGGGCCTCTGCACGGCTCCGGAAGGGGTCGTCCACGACTCCGAGATCCCATCCGAAGCCCAGCACGGCGGCACGGATCGTGGACGCCTTGAACGTGCCGTTTGCGGCGGTCTCCCAGAGCTCGACCGCTCTTGAGTCGGCTTTCAGTCGCACCCCGGACGCCTCGTGGAGCGCCATCGCCCTCGCGTGCCTGGAGTGGTACTTGACGAGCCCGTCGTCAGCACAGCTGACGAAGACCTTGGATCGCGGCTCGTTCCGCACCCGGCACGACGACCCGCCTTGGACGACGACCCTTGACTTGAATGACCTGGGGGGCGCCTGTATCGCTAGGCGCTCGATGTCTCCGTCCAGCACGCCCTGGCAGGCTTCCGCCATGGCCCCGACGTGCCACCAGTCGAGGTGTGGGCCGGGGTCGACCTCGCGCAGGTGTTGCATGAGGGTGACGGGCTCGGACTTCTCGCCGGCGCCCAGCGTCGCCTGGACGTCCCGGATCCACTGGTAGTCCGCCGCGGAGGGCTCAGACGTCATCAGCTATGCCCCGCGTGGCCTTGCAGGGGGTCCAGAGGCATCGCGCGCTCGAATCCGCCCCTCGGTCTCCGCGACCGACACACCCCAGCCGGCGAGGTGCGAGCGCTTGGCCTCTCGGCCCCGCGCCGCCTCATGGGTGACAGGCTTGCCTTGCGGCATGTCGGGGTCCCTTCTCGGCTGTCCGAAGTGGTGGCCCGGGTGGATCCGGGCCTCTGCGCATCCTACCACAACGACACCCCGGAAGCAGTGCCGCCCGGACCGAAGCCCATGAACTCGAGAAGCCCCAGGTCCGTGGACGACATGCTGCCCGTGACGAGTTTCTCTTGAGGAAACGAAATCCAAGAAGTCGTCCCGCAGATCGAGCACCGGATTTCGGACTCTGGCAGTGCGTCCTCGGGCGGCTCCGTATCGCCCGTGTGGTGGCTTATCCAGATCGTGCGGCCCTGGCCGGTGAAGTGCCAGAGATGGGCGCCGGCGACGGGGCACGACTCCGTCGGCAGAGCGGCGAGGGTCAGCAGGGCCATCCGAGCGCTCGTTCAATACAGAAGGACGTGGTCTTTGGGCCGATGCCGCTTGACCACCTTACCGCTCGCAAGCAGAATCCAGACGGTGAGCTTGTTCAGGCACAAGAGATCGCCGGTCTTCCTGGTGCGGGTCTCCGACGAGCGGGACCCGAAGAGAGCGGAGGCGGTAGCGTTGGTGTCGCCGTTCATTCTGCAAGTGTAGCAGGCTCAGCGCTCCTTGTCTACCACCTCGCCGCGGGACGCCCGGATGCGTGTGGCGCCTCACGGAGATCCTCATTGGGTTGCGGTGCTGAGATCAACGGAAACCGAAGTTAATCGGCCGGGTCCAAAAGCTCCGACCCGGCCGGGTTGCTCCGCACTCCTGGCACGCGCCGACATGCCCGCCTAGGACTGCACCGCCCCCGTCTGGTCTATCGCACCGGCACCACCAATGCCCCCGGTCCCACCAACCTCCCCTCAGCAGCCGGTCCCGCCAACGGCTCGGGTTCGTGTGAATCCGTCGACGCACAGCGGCCGGCAGCTTTTTCAGCAGGTCGAGCTTGAACAGGATCCACTTGCTTCTCATCCTCACGGCTTCATCCCTTCAACGACGACCGGTCTGCGAGGGTGGCTGCCCCGGGGACGCGCGCCCCGGGGCAGCCAGTGCGTTGCTTGGAGGCGGAGGTCAAAGTCCGCCAACGCGCTGTCAGTCTACGGCGGGTCGGTCGATGGCGTCAAGGCGAGGTCGCCATCCACGGCCAGAGAGAACGCGCGTTGACGATCACGCCAGGATCGTCACCTCGACGCCGAGCGCGCTCAGCGTGGTCGCGATGTTCTGCACGGCGGCGCACTTCCACGAGCCGCCGTCCGCCAGGTGGAACGAGATCCGGGGCTCTCCGCCGCTGGTGTCTATGCGCACGACGTACGGGCTCGCGGGCTGCACCGCCTCCGGAAACGTCCTCCAGGGCCGCAGGATCGTGTGGGGCTTCGGCAGCCGCGCCCATGCGGAGGTGCCGCCCCTCTCCGTCTTGACCCTTTGGGCGACTCCGTCGTCCTCGTAGAGCTCGGACTCCTCGGTCTTGAAGTCGAGGAGGATCTCTCTCGTCTGCTCGTGGCTCTCGTGCCGGCCATCGATCGGCATCGCCTGGAGGGCGGTGATCGCTTCCGGGAGCGACAGCTGCATGGGATCCGAAAGCGTCCACCGGGACGGATCAAGGGAGCACCGGATAGGCGTCTCCCTGTGGCGATGCTCGCCCCTCAGCGGCCCCTCCAGCGTGACGCAGTGCGGACCGTGGACATGGACGACGTGCCGGTCAAGTTCGAGGTCGTCCCGGTTTTCTTTCAGGTAGGCGGCCACGGCGGCGAGCGTCCAAACGTCGAGCGTTTGGGGTAGCGGATCGGGTGGCATCCGAGGCGCCCTGAACACGGGACGGCTGAAGGCGGGCGCCTGGTCCGGCTCAAACCTCCTCGTGGTGGTGGACTCGACGAGGTACTGCAGGGCATCTTTCTGGATCATGAGACGGGCTCTCCTTGGGTCGTGTCGAAACTGGTCTGGTGTGGGTCGTGCTCAAAGACGAGGATCGAGCCTCCCCGGTTCATGGCGTGGATTTTGGAGAATCGTGGCGTCCGCTTGGCCAGCTTCGCTTCGCACTTGTCGATCGCGTACCGCGCAAGATCGCGGTCCCCGTCAGGCCTGAAGACGAGCCTGACGTCGATGTAGCGCAGAGAATCGGCGGGCTTGTTGGGGTCGTTGATGTCGGCGAAGATCTCCGCGAGGCATGCCTGGAAGCGCTCCTCGAGGGCTCCGTCCTTGAGCGTGCTGAGTGTCAGATCGGGGGCGATGTCTACGGTCTCGGTCTCGGTCACGGGTTGTCTCCTTAGTTGGGGTCGATAGGTGTGCCGTCAGTGGCGAAATGGGCCGGTAGCCACTCCCTGAGCGCCTCGGTGACAAGTTCGTAGCTGAAGCATCTATTCGCCGCGGCCGCGTTCCTCAGGTGAAGATAGATGGGCTCCGGCAGGGTGATGGTGGTACGGACGGGGTCTGGTTCGGGTTCGAGGTCGGGGGCTGGCCGGTATTTCCTGCTCATGGCTCTTCCGTGGCGAAGACCGATTCGAGGCCGGCGAAGGTCTCGCGGTCTGCCACGCGGTAGACCTGGGCGCGGCCCAGGCTCGGCGGGAGGTTGGCAGGCGCGCGCCCTTCGGGGACGCGGACGGTTCGGTGGATTGTGACTCTGAGGGTGCCTACGGTGATCGTCATCGCTTCCTCCTTGGCGGTACCGAGACTTCAGCGCCCCGGTATCGCGATACTACCGCACCGCGATGCCAGCCGTCAAGTCCACAGGCTCCCCTGCCGCGGGTCCTCGTCGAGGAGGTTCCCGATCGGCGCCGTCGTCTGCCCCTCGGCGATCGGGCGCCAGTACTCGGCTCGCCGGCGGTTCACCTCCACCCACTGCGCGCTCTGCTCGATCGCCACCACGTGCGGCCAGCCGGCCAGCATCGCGCCGATGTCCTCGGAGCCGCTGCCGCTGAAGGGGACCAGGACCTTCGCGTCGGGACCGGGCTGCAGCAGGAGCTTGGCCAGGTAGCGGGTGAGCTCGAGGCTCTTGATCGACCCGTGAGGATTGCCCAGGGGCGAGCCGTCCTTCTCGCGGGCGTAGTCGTCGGCCTCGCTGCACAGCTCCCAGCCGTCGGGGTGGCCGGGCGCGCGGCGCCAGAAGAGGCCTTCGCAGCCCGCGGAGCGCTCCCGGCGGGCGGGGCGGGCTTGGAAGTAGTAGCGCGAAGGATCCGAGGGCGCCCCTTTGTCCGCGTAGTAGGTCACGCGCCTTCGCCCTGATCGCTTTCCCTCGGTCAAAGGGAAAAAACCTTGGACGTTTTGCTCCGGGCCAAGGCTGCCACCACGCCCAGGACGATGGACTCCCGCCCGTTCCCCCTGCTCCTTGAGCACGGCCGCCGGGCACTCGGGGACGCAGCGATCCGGGTGGCAGTCGGGGGAGTGCTCGAGGAGGACCGTGGACGGGTAGCGCCCGTTTGGGGAGTAGCCCGAGACCTGCTTCGCGACGCCGGGATCGCCACCGGTAAGGCCGCGCCCGTGGCCGAAGCCCACTACGCCGGAATGAATCGCCGCCAGGGCCGCGTCATCCTCCGCCCCCGCGGTCGGCACCCTCCCCCCCTCGACGTCAAAACCCGCCACGCCCCACCGCGCCGCGTTCTCCGCGAGGGTCCCGTCGAAGGGCTTGACCCCCACGCATATGGGTTCCCAGTTGCCGCGCAGGCGGCTGGCGTGACCGTCCCAGAGCTTGGCGAGGGGTGTGGCGGGGGCGGTGATGTCGCAGCTACTCGTCTCGACCGTGCCGCGGCCCGGAAGGCTTTGATATCGGCTGGGATTCTGGTTTCTCCCATCCTTCGCGACCCCGGGCAATCCGAGACGGCTTCCCACCACCTCCCGCTCGGCCCCAGCCGCCTTGTCAGCCAGCTTGCCCACGTTGCCGCCGTGGGCTTGAGCTTCTGCGTGGAGCCACGCGAAGGCCGGCAGGATCTCGAAGCCGCCGAAGCGCATCGCGATGTCCTGGAGCCCGAAGGTGCGGTCTCCGCCGAAGGCGATCACCGTGGCGCCCGGGCGCATGACGCGGAGGAGCTCGCGCCAGAACCGCGGCCCCGGCGGCATGCCGTCCCAGGTGCGTCCGAGAAATCCCCGACGCCCTCTCGGCTCTTCCCCGGCGAGCCACGCGGTGATCAGCTCCGGCGGCGGGTCGTCGCTAAGGCCGTAGGGAGTGTCTGCCAGGCATGCGTGGAACGTGTTGTCCTCGAACTGCGCGAGCGCCTCCGGGAGTACGCCCACCTGGAGGTCAAGATTCATCAAGGCCGGCTTTCTTCCCGCCTGCTCCTGACGTTCCAGCGAGCCACGATGTCGATCAGCGCGTCGGCGAAGGGTCGTAGATCTTCTTCATCCTTGAGAAAGTCTAGGAGAAGCCGCTCTATGCGGTTCTTTAGGTAGAAGTGGTCACGTGCGCTCTGCCTTTCCTTGCTCGCGGGAGTCAGGAACCAGCGCTCGACGGTGAACTCTCTGGCCATGTCCGGCGGCATGCCGGCTAGCCTTCTTTTGGCGCCCTCGCGGGTCAGGAAGAACGTTTCTCCGTGAGCCGTCTGGGCCGATCCCGGTCGGCTCACCACCAGCCAGCATTCCGTCTGCGTCTTCATACGCCCTCCTCCCCGCCTCCGGGGGATCTCGCCGCGTTTAATAGGCGCATTACCACTTGGCAGACTTCGTCCTCCGTTGCCGTCAGGATTATCGGGCTAACCCAATCCCGGCCGCCGGCGTTCACTCCGGGCTCCCACAGGGTCACCTTGATTCTGCCGTACACGGGTTCGGCCTCGATGCGTCGTCCCGCCGCCAGCGCGGCATCGACAAGCCCGCCAATCGTCTGCTTGCTCACGTCGTCATCTCCTCTTTTGCTACATCCCCGAGATCGCCCACCACCTCATTCCAGTCAGGATCGTCCACGGCGGCAAAGGCTCGCATCTTCGCGACACCGGGAAACCTCTTGCGGTCCGCCGCGGTCGGTAGGCGTCCGCCGATTTCTACGAAGTTGAGAGGCCACTCTTTTGAGAGATGCTCGACTACGGCGTCCAGCGCTTCCGCCAGGTCGTCGAAGGGCGTCTCTTTCCCTGTCGTCGCCACGAAGGACGCTGCACGGGCGTACCGGAGCCAATCCTCCAGCGTTTGCCTTGCAGCGCGCAGACGGGCGAGCACTCTTTCAGAATCGGGCAGGGGAACTGGATGGATTACGGTCATCGCGTCATCTCCTCGAAGAGGCTCGCTTGCCTCGGTTGATCGATCGCGGCGGGTGAGATGTCCGTCAGGAAGGCCGGCAGCTCCTGGATCAGCTCGCCGTCGAGGAACGGATCGGCGCCGGGCCTGAGGCCGCTCGATTGCTTGTAGAAGAACGCCGTCCCGTATCCAGCGCAGACATGGCGCATCTCTCGCGCCCATATTTTCGGATCTTTCGGCGTGCCGCTCGGCCGCCGCTTCGGTCCGCTTTCGGCGCCATATATACACCAGTCGATTTTGCAAGCCCCGGCTGTCCAGAAATAGTGGTCGGCGAACTCGGCCAGCGGGCCGAGGGCTGGTTCGTAACTGACGAATCGGGCTGCGGCAGGAAGGTCCTGGAGTATGAATAATCGCTCGATCACCGCCACCCCGAGGTGTGCGTCCTTGTGCTCCAGTAGGCCGCTCTCTATGCTGGTCCCTAACATGACATTGGGGTAGCCGGCTCCCCAGTCCTTCGGCAAGAGGCCATGAATGTTCTGGGGCCGCTTCGTGAGGAGCAGCCATTTGAGCCACGGCGTAGCGGCGATCAGCGGCCACAGGTCCGCGATGATCTCTCGCTGTTCCTCGTCTCGGCTTTCTGCCCAGTCGCACATGGATCCCACGAATACCGAGCGCGGTTTGCCCGCCGCTTCCGCCTTGCGGTTCCAGATGATTGGCTGGCGCCAGTATGCGGCCCCCGTCCTTGGCCGCGGACCGTTCGGTCCCCACACGCCGCGGAACATTGCCTCAGCGTAGCAATTCTTGCACCCGGTTGAAACAGCCCCACAGCCTTGCAGCGGGTTGAAGGTGTGGTCACACCAGCTGATCCCTGTCTTCTCACCCATTTGCTGCTCTCTTTGCGGCCTCTTGTTCGTCGGCGATCATCCCCATGATCTCCGCCGCGCGGTCCGCACATTCCTCGTCCTTGCTCCGGAGCAACCGCAACATCTTGTCCCGCTGTTCCTCAACGCCCTCGTTGATCATGCTCTCCATGTCCAATGTCAGACGGTCGCGCCGGCCCCAGCTCTTGGGGTCCGTTCGTTCGAGCCACCACGCCGCGGCGTTCCAGTGGTTTGGCATTGCCGCTCGCACTTGGCGGGTGGCATAGGCGACGCCGACCTGTCTCGCTTGTTTAATAGCGGCGGAAAACTCGGAAAACTTGGTGGTCAGCCCCGCGGCTGCGTCCTTCTCGCCTTGGGTGTTCCATACGCCTGCCGTCTCGTCAGTGATGCCAGCCAGCACCGAGGCAGTGCAGCGGTAGTTTCCTGCGCTTATGATTTCGACCATCCTCCCCTGAAGCTCGTACGTGAGCAGGCAGGGCCGGCCTCCCGGGTTCTTCTTTTTCTCTTCCGGAGGATCGCTCGCCGCAGCCTCCGCGGGTTGGCACGGTGGCACCTTCTCTGCCCGGAACCATTCGAAGCCGACCCATTCTCCTTGTCGTCCGAAGCAGTACTCGTAAATGGACGTGTTCGTTTGCTTCTCTTCGTTGACTACGTACCGCCTGAACAGGTCGCACACTTTGCAGTGCCCGCTTCCTTTCCATCTGTGCTTGCTCATGTGGTTTCTTCCTTCATGTCCTCAACAATCTTTGCAAGGCGTCTGAATGCCAGCGCAGCCACGAGCGGAACTTGTCCATCGCCAAGGGCTTCAACGCGGTCCACGTCGTCGGCCATCCCATCCGCCACTCTTGCCACTTGGGATGGGGGATTCCACCCAGGATTTGCGCTGCGGGTGAGGGCGCACCTGCTCGTAAGCTCTTGCGCAGCCTGCTCACCATAGATAAGCGGGTGTCCATTTTTGCCGGGGTGGGCCAGTATCCAGATCCTCTCCCTCTGATGAGGGGCGCCGACGTGGCACGCGCCGATACAATCCCAGACCGCATTATACCCGCTCTCGGCCAGGTCTCCGAGAATTCTTCCGAAGTACCGGTGAGCAAGGAGAGCTGGAACGTTCTCCAGGAACGCGTAGCGGGGTCGTACTTCGCCAATGATCCGGGCGGTGTCCGGCCACATGTTTCGGGAGTCATCGGCGCCTCGGCGTTTGCCCGCGGCGGAGAAGGGCTGACAGGGGAAGCCGCCGGAGACGACGTCAACTCGGCCGCCCCAGGGCCGGCCGTCGAAGGTCCGCACGTCATCAAAGATCTCGAAGGCTTCGAGGTGTCCGTCCCGTTGCCGGGCCCGGATGACTTCCTGCCGGTATGGGTTGTGCTCGACAGCGCAGACGGTTCGCCATCCGAGAAGGACGGAGGCGAGGAGTCCACCTCCTGCGCCGGTGAATAGAGAGAGCTCATTCAATGCTGCCTTCCTGACATCTGATGGCGCCTGCGGCTTGCACGATCCGTTTGCATTTTGGGCAGGTCACCGCTTCGTCACGGATGGTCCACGATGCGACAGAGAGATCTATCGCGCGCGGCTTCTTGTAGCATATAGCCGAGACCCGGCCGTCGCTCGTGACGTGCGCGGCGCGGTGGACGATCTTGACCCGTAGGAGCCAGCCTCGTTCGACCGGTTTTCTCATGGCCCTTTCCTCATGATCTCGGCTTCCAGTTTCTTGAGTCGCACAACCCACCAGCCGTTGACGCTAACGGTTTTTGTATCTTCGGGCCATCGCCCCGCTATCTCGTGCTCGAAGCCCTGACCGTTGGGCCCTTTGGATACGACGGGTATGTGCCAGATCTCGCCCCTCGTGTCGGTCAGTTCCATGTGCTCCCTTGACTGAATTCTCTTCCGGCGGATGAAGACTCCGAGATGGTGCGGGTTTCCTCCGCCTTCTCCGTCGGGATACGGCGTCGTGCAGCCGTTCCGGATGACGTCTCCGAAGCGCAAGCGGGTTCCCTTGGCGATGACCGGGTCTCTCATAGCTTGCCCTCGTTCGTCGAGCCAGTCCCTCATTATGAGCGCGACGGCTTCCCACTCAGCCGCCATGCCTTCGCAATGCTCGATGGAGTCCTGCATCCTTTCGCTGCCGTCGTCCTTCACGTAGAAGACACCTTCCGGGTTCGTCACGTACCGGCCGCTTTCCTTCTGTAGGGTGCTCACGGGGCGTGCTCCTCGTCTTGGTGAATCGCTTCCATCAAAGCGGCCGACAGAAAGGCGGCCAGGATCATGGCACATCCGACGAGGACCAGATAGTCCCAGACGAGGACCAGATAGCCCCAGATCTTTTTGAGGATTCTCACCTTGCCTCCTTCGGATCGAGAGTCCCGCCGTCGCAAGGCGGAACCTTCCCGCCGGTCGTCGAATAGTAACAATATCCCCAAGCGATTTTCTCGCCACCGGCAAACATGTTCACCCCGCGGCGCTTCTTCCGCTTCATGCCGCACCCGGGACGTTGGCAGGTGGCCTTCGTGCCGCCGGGGCTCCATCGCCATTTGTGTCTCATCACCTCACCGGAGAATCGGCTCCGGCCGCTCCTCTCCTGCCCACTCCGGAGCGGGGTCTGATGACTCCGGCCCGAAAAGGTCCTTGTCGCATTCTACACAGAGGAAGTCCTGTACCTTGGCGCCTCCGAGCTTCTCGCCGCACAACCGGCACTTGCCTTCTGCCCACACCCGTTCGTGGCGCTCCGCCTCGGCCTCCGGGGGTTCTGCTCCGAGGGTGGGGAAGGCGGGGGGGGGCCGGCCCCCGTTGCCGCCTCCGGCGTCGTAGGCCGCGAGGTCGTCTTCCCAGGCCCGCTGGTTGACGAAGGGGGCGCCGCCCTTGGCGTAGCCGCTGGACCAGCGGCGCGTCTTCTCGGCGCTTCGGATGAACTCTACGACCTCCTCGGGCGAGGGGCGGTCATCGTCGGGGATACGGCACCAGGCGGCGAGCGCTTCTTTTTTGCCGGTCCGCTTCGGGTAGTCGGTCCACCACACGTCGAACTCGGCCCGGCGCTCCGCCGGCGTCGACTTGGGAGATGCCCGCCCCGGATCGCTCGCGGCGGTGTCGCCTTTCTCCCCATGCTGCAGCGGGGACAGAGGATCCGGAGCGGGGCTTGGCTCTTCGCCGGGGGCACCGTACGGGTTGGCGGCGTCGTCCGGGTCTTCCAGCGGTAGGCCGGGGAAGTCGCAGCCCGGGCAAGGCTCATCGCCCTTGTGGTCCCGTGCGCAGCGGGCGGGGCCGGGCGCGCCCGCGCGCTCTTCTCCTTCTGGATCCTGATCTGGATCCAGGATCCCGGATCCGGACGCGCGCGCGAGGGACAATCGAGAACGCGTCCCCGACGCGTCGACGACGCGTTCGAGACGCGTTCCGAACGCGTTCGCCATGCGGTCGAAAACCGGGTCCCATCCGGGCGAGTAGCGAGCTCTGAAGTCCGCCCACAGAGCGGACTTGCGGCCCACGGAGGTGAAAGCGTCCATCATCTTGACCAGGCCCTTGACCTGGTTGCTCTCGGGGTTCGGGGTCTCGCCCCACTCATGCCGGGCGAGCTCCACGACCCAGAGCATCCGGTAGACGTCATCGACGAGTATGAAAGGCGTCCGTAACGCGTCGTCGACGCGTTCTCGACGCGTTCCGAACGCGTTCGAGACGCGTTCGCCCGACAGCCTGAAGAGCGCCGACCGGGCCGCTTCTCCGTCGATCCCGAGGTCGTCGCAGATCGTCGGCGTCGCGATCCGGTACAATCCGATCGCGTTGGATGCGGGGCAGGTCATCAGATAGAACGCGACGGCGTGCGCCGTCGTGTCGCCCCGGAGGGCCTCGGCGAGATCGCCTTCCCAGTAGGCTTGGGAGACCTTGCGGTAGGTCAAAAGATTGCCCTCGGCCGGATGATGATCTCGTACTTGAGGCGACACCAGGCGCACCAGTCGGCAAAGTGAGGATCGCCGGAGGTGTCCGGCCAATGATGGGCGCAGTCGGGCTGGTCCGGGCGGTCCACTTGTCCGTCGCACACCTTGGGGACAGGCGCTTTCGGGTCGTCGACGCGGTCGCTCACTTGAAGTAGTCTCCCGGCCGCGGCGAGAGTGTCCCATCGGGCCTGACGGGCACGATGGCGACCCAGGGGAGCTTCCCGGAGGTGACGATCACGAACGGCCGTCGCTCCTCGTGGACGTCCTCCAGGACGGTCTTGAGGGTGTTGCGAAGGGCGGTGATGCCGATGCGGGTGGGTTCCATGCCTCCAGTGTACGGGGGGCGTACGCCCGGAGTCAAGGACTTTCTCGGCGATCTTCCCGCTCCCGGGGGTCGAGGAGCTCGAGCGGACCGCCGAGGAGGGGCGCGTCGACGCGGTCGGTCAAAACCCAACCTCCCAGCCGATAGCTCTGAATTCGTACTCAGTCGCCTCCTGGGCCGTGAAGGGCCAGTGGGGCGCGGGAGCGTCTTCCGCCTTGGCAAGGTCACAGTCCCAGCACTCCCACGAGAGGACCCAGTGGTCACGACGGATCTTCTCCTCGTCCCGGCGGCCGGACGATCCGCCGGCGAGCGGGTGCATGGTCTTGCCGCACCCTGGGCAGGCCGGGACGTCGACGCGGCCGCTCACTCCGCATCCTCCTCGGTGGACGCCGAGGAGGCGACGAGGGCGTCGAACTCATCAGACGAGACCGAGCAGGTCAACTCGACCTCCCCGTCCTCATCGTCTAGCGGTGTCCATGGACGAATCACGGCCACGCGGCCCGCCAGGTCGCTGTCCCGGCGAGCCTCCCTCAGGCAAGCGGCGTGAAAGGCGGTGGGTTTTCTATCGACGAGCCCGAGCACGCCGTGGCCGCCACGCAGAGCACGACTACACCACCAGCACGGCGCCTTGAGCCGAACGCCCCTCAGGGGCCGACGAGGGCGAAGCCCGCTCACTCGACCTCCTTGGGGCCGCGCACCACGGCCGAGCCGTCCTCTTCTGGAATCCAGACGGCCCTCTCATCGCCATGGAGCTGCCTGTAGTCCAGTGGGCGTCCGTGCGCCGGGATGAACCGGACAGCGACGCCGGGATTGGCCCTCTTGAGCGCCTCGAAGGCGTCCGAATCGATCTCGGGTTCTTTGTTCATCGCAGCAAGATCTCCATCATTCGGTCTCGTATCCGAGCCTGGTGGTCGAACTGACGCCCCCCGTAACGCTCCTCGATGCCGCGGGAGATGGCCCTGCACAAGCAGTGGGCGAAGGCCTCGCCGTCCGTCGCGAAGAGCCGGGCACAGCGGCCGGCCGCTTCTTCTACCTCGTCCGTGATGATGGCCGACATCTTCTGGTGTTCTAGGTCCACTTCGTCTCCGTGTTGTTCCCCTAGGACGGTCACCGCCCGGCCTCAGCTTCGTCGGGGTTGCGCGGAACGGCTGGGACCTTGTCGGGGTCTCCGAAATCGTCTGCCGGCCGCTCGGCCGCCTCCGGATCCTCCCACGGCACGATGCCGCCCTCGTGGCCCTGGGCGTAAATCTCGTGGCGGATCTCGCGCAGGGTGGCGCCTTCGGGGAGCCCTACGATCAGGCGAGCGACGCCTCCGTAGGCGCACTCACTGCCTTCGTGACGGTCAGAGACGGGGCACGGTGTATGCCGTCCAAGCTCGCCCTCGTGTCGCGCCCGGGCTTCCGCCCAGACCGCGATACTGAGCGGGTCCTGCGTGTCGACACCGCCGTCCTTCGGCGGTGTCATGGCGCCCCGCCCCCGTCGCGCAGTGTCGGAGATTCCTCGGCGGGCGGCGCGGCTTCGGCCTCCGGGAAAAGACTGTGCAGACCGGTACTCCACCCATGTTCGTGGCCAGGTTTCCCTACTTCACAGATGAATCCCCACGGGCCAAGACCAATCCGGTAACCCTGGTCTTCGATGGCCAGGATTACCCCGGCTTCGCCACTGCACTTTCCGCACGAGCAGGTCCATCCGTCCACCGGCCGGCCGACGTAGCTTTCCCGGGCTTCTTCTATGCTCAAGATCATGGCTCTTCTCCTACAGCCTCCGCCGCCAGGCGCCGACCGTCTTGGCCTGCCGCTCGTCGGCGCTGGTCTTGATCCTGATCCGTTTGCCGCCAAGGGCGGCGATCTTCTGCATCTTGACTTGCCCCGGCTGCGCCAGCGCCAGGACCCAGGCGCGGCACGCCTCCCCGTAGCGGATCCACCGGGCGCCTTCGTCGCCGGCGCCGCGCCCGCGCTGGCGACGGATGGGATCCCGTCGCCCGATCCGCGTCACGAAGTCGGGGTCAGGGCCGAGGTCGCTGAAGGCATCGAGGTGGTTCATGCCGATTCCTCCAACAGCGCCACACGCTGGGCTAGCTCGTGGATCGTTGCCAGCGCCCGCGCGAGGAGGCCGGCACGGTCGCCCGGGTGCATCGCGCCCAGATAGCGACCCCGATCCGTCATAACCAAGTCGACGGCCACTTCGTAGTCGTCGTCGTCGAGCGGCTCGGTTGACAGCGAGCAGCAATCCGGCCACGTTCGGCCGGTCTCCGGCTTGCGCCACTCCTTCAGGTCCTCTCGGAGCTTCGGTCCAAACATTGTCTCGTCTCCGTGTTGGTGTCCGGTGTCCGTCCGCATCAGGCGCAGCTGCCGCTGATGACGACCTGGCACTGACCCGCTGCGGGGTTGATGCCCATCTCGCCGAGGAAAATCCACGCGGCATCGAGGGCGGTTTGGCCCCGGGGGACGATGAAAGAGGCCGCGTAGACCCGCTCCTCGCCGCCGGCCTTCCGGTCGTAGGCATCTACGGTCGCCCGGCCGTCCCGGGCGTGGTTCGTGGTGTTGGCGGTGGTCATGGTCTGTCTCCGGTTGGTGTTTCTTGGTCTCGCCTCCTTCACATGCGAAGAGCGCGCCAGGTTGTGACCGGAACGACTCTTGCACGGTCTCCGGGCATGGCACGACCGACCTATGACCCCGACGACGTCGCGCTTCTCCGCCTGAAGCGGAAATGTAGCGACCGCACAGCAAGACGCATCCTTGCCGCACAAGAGGCCGGTAGATCCGCTCCCCGTAAGGCTTTCGGCCCCGAGAGGCAGGTCTCCGACGAGGCGTTCCTGGCGGTTCTGCGGCGGTTTAGGAAAGCAGAAATCGGTCGCGGGCAGGCCGCCTCGATCCTCGGTCTTTCTTTGACTTCCTGGCACCGCTACCGCCGGCGCATCGAGCCTATGCTACGACAAGACGCCTGAAATGGGCAAGGCCACATAGAAGAGTGTCAAGATGTGTCCACTGCTCGGCAAAGCGTGTCACCCCTCGTAAATCGTTGAAAACGCTTGGCTTGTGGTGATTATGCCGCGGTCCGTAAAGCCTGTAGCATGACATTCTGTGTCACGTCGCGTCCGCGACGGGCCTAGCAATGGTCCTCTAACCCCCGGAATCACTAGACCGCCCGTTCGGACACAACCTGGCACGCCGCTTGCTTATACAATCTCGGTGTCGACAGGGAAGGCAGACAAGGCGCCCTGAGACACTCTTTGAAAACGGAAGACCCGGAACGGAGCCCTCGCCGGATAGCGGCCTTGCCAAGCCGCCCAACGTCCGAAGCCTTGAGGCTCTACCGCCAGGACCCCTTCCCGGAGCTACGGCCCGCGAGGAGGACAGCAGAGGGCAGGCGAGGGACGGATTCACCGTCTCATCGGTTCTCGCAAGGAGTCAACCATGGCTTTTTCTCCCGGTACCGCCTCTGAGATCTCCATCCCGGCCGGCACGATCGTCTTCGACGAGGATTCCGACCGGGTGACCTTGTTGGCTCCCGTCTACGCCGCCGCGATCCGCGAGACCGACGGTTCGTGGGCCTACGAGGTCGGCGGCCGGCGCTACTTTTGCGCCGGTGGTTGCGCGGAGGTCCCGGGCTGAGGAACGGCCGAAAGGCCGCCCTTCGCCTGCCCCCTGCTGAAAGAGACCAGAGAGAGAGCGAGGGGCGACTGAGCCCGCGGGCAAGAGGTTCGCACCGGGCGAGTCGATGGACTCAGCCCCTCGCTTCCCCCCTGGTCAACACGAGAGCGAAACGGCAAGGGCGGCGGCAATCCAGCCTCGCCCGGTTGGAGAATCAGACATGAAGACCACCAAGCGCCCTGTCATCTTCAAGTGCCAAGAATGCGGACACGGGTTCCGGTCCGTCAAGGCCGCCGAGAAGGCGGCCTTCGGCGTAAACGGTTGCCCAGTCTGCGGCGGCGCCGACATCGGCGCCGCTTAGGCAACCGGACGCCCGCAAGGGCGCCCTTGCCGCTTCGCTCTCGAGACAGGGAGAGAGCGAGGGGCGCATACAGCGCCCCCCCAGCGCAACGCCTGCGCCGATCGCGCAGAGATGGGATTCTAGAGGACGATGTCTACCGAGATTGCTACCTGCTTCTACGAGTCAACCCCGGGAGTCAGGCCGAAGCTTCCGGCCGGCCTGGAGTACGCCGAGTACGATGAACCGAAGAGCTGGACGTGGATCACCTGCTATGCAGGCTTCGGCACCGTGTCTCTACGCGTCAAGAATCGATCCGGGCCGCCCCTCGCTTCCCCCCTGGTCCCGACAGGAAATGAGCAAGGGGCGGATTCACCGCCCCGCAACCGCCTCCGCCGCCGCACCGTTAAACCGCCCCGCAAACCCGGAGAACACGATCATGAGACCTACCACTAAACGTCTCGAAAAAGCACTCGCCGCCCCCGCGATCTCAGACGCGATCCTCGCAGACGAGGACCTCTCGGGGCGCTACGACTGGAGCCGCGGCGACTCGCCCGAGAAGCGCGCTGCGTCGATCCGCAAGGCGCGCCTCGTTACGCCGGCGCTCAA